ACTGCTTTATTTACTGTTAAAGAACAAGAAATAGATGCTTCGAGATAATTATTAGTTGATGCTTGAAAAGCAGTAATAACAATAGGTTCTGTTTTTGCTCCAACAATAGTTACAGTACTTCCAGAAACAGTTGCAACCGAAGGATCAGAACTGGTGTAACTGAATAATCCATTACTATTGCTTGAAGGAGCAAGTAAATCAAATAAAGGATCTCCAAATGTTTTATTTACATTATTAAAATTACTTAATGTAGTAACTGCTTTATTTACTGTTAAATTTGTTGTTGTTGATGCTTCAAAATAATTATTTGTTGCAATTTGTGTAGCAGTTATTAATGCTAACCCAGCACCGACAAATGTAATTATAGAACCGGATATTGTAGCAACTAAAGGATCTGAACTTGTAAAGGTAACTGATCCATTACTATTTGAAGTATAAGATACAGTAACTGGACTATTTCCATATGTTGCATAAATGGATGGAAATGTTATAGTAGGAGCGACTTGATCATATTGTATAGAAGCAAAATATGTAGAAATTGTTTGCCACGTTGCTGATAAATTACTAAATGACATTGTATTTTTAAAAGTAATAGATGAACCTATAATTGAAGAAACATTTGTAAATGAATCTGTAGAAACTGTTATTATATTAGATGGGGTTTCAATAACAACTGATGTCAAATCAACGCACAGATCAAAAGCCATAGCACCAATACTCGTAACAGAATTGGGAATGGTTATTGATGTCAACTTGGAACAAGTTTTAAATGCACTTGTACCAATTATTGTAACAGAATTTGGAATGGTAACTGATGCTAATTTAGAACAATTTATGAACATATCATTACTAATATTTATAATTGAATTAGGTATTGTAATTGATGTTAAACTGGTACAACTGTCAAATGCAGCAATTCCTATACTTGTAACGGAATTAGGAATTGTTATTGATCCCAATAACTCACACCTTTGAAACGCATAATTACCAATACTTGTAATAGAATTAGGAATATTCATAGATGTTATTTTTTCGCATCTAAAAAATGCTCCATTACCAATACTTGTAACAGAATTTGGAATTGTTATAGATGTAATTTGAGTTTTTACTGAAAATGCACTATCATCAATACTTGTGTAACCGACTATAACAACAGATGTTGCTGATCCTAAACTTGCGTTAACTGTTGTTTGTGTTAAACTACCAGATCCTGAAAAAATAAGTGTACCGGGTGGTACAATGGTTACTGTTATTCCAAAAAATGAAACATTATATGCTGGAGATTGAAATGTAATTCCTGAAATAACCTTATTATTTGCCAAATAAACTGTTGTTATACCTGAAATATTAAACGCGTCAGCACTAATACTTGTAACAGAATTGGGTATTGTTATTGAATTTAAACTTGTACAATTATAGAACGCTGTTGAACCAATATTTGTAACAGAATTGGGAATAGTTATTGATGTTAAAGCAACACAATTTCTGAACATATTTCTAGTAATACTTGTAATTGAATTACCAATTATAACTGATGTTAATTTTGTACAACCTTGAAACACTTCAAAACCAGTACTTGTAACAGAATTAGGTATGGTTATTGATGTTAAATTCGCACAATTTTGGAATGCGCTAGTACCAATATCTGTAACAGAATTTGGAATTGTAATAGATGTTATATTGGTACCATAGAATGCTGCATTACCAATACTTGTAACAGAATTAGACATTGTTATTGATGTAATTTGGGTTTTAGACGAAAATGCGCTAGACATAATATATGTGTAACCTTCAATAATAACAGATGTAGCTGATCCTAACCCTCCGTTAACGGTTGCTTGATATAACGGTCCAGTTCCACTGAATGTAACAGATGAAGTCATATATATTATAAATATTTTTTTATTTACAAAAATAATAATTTTTAAAAATAAAATGTTAAATTTAATTACATATTATGATCAATGATTGTTGAATATGTTCCTTTAAAATAATTTTCAGTTTCTTGTTGATGAATTGTAACTATTACAGTTGCTTTCTTTAAAAATGTAAGTGTATTGTTTGGATTTATTTTTACCGCAGTATTATCTGAAAATGTATATGAATAAGTACCATCGCTTGTTGATTGAAATATAATTTGATATTCTCCTTCAATAAATGTAATATTCATATTAATTAATTTTGGATTTACTTTAGTCACTGTTATTAAACAATTAATTGAAGCTGAACTATATTCAAAATCAGTTGTTTCAGTTTGCGTAGCAGTTATAGTTGCTGAACCAGGTCCCACGACAGTTACTATATCTCCAGAAATAGTAGCAACATTATTATTTGAACTTGTGTAAGTAAATTCTCCACTACTATTACTGATAGGAGGTGTTAACGCAAATGATGCGGTGCCAATAGTTTTTATTAAATTATTAAAACCACTTAATGTTGTGACTTTTTTATTTATTGTTAAAGAACAAGTAGTAAAAGCATCCGCATAATTAGTGGTTGCTGATTGTGAAGCCGTAATAGTTACTGATCCTGCTCCTAAAATCGTCACAGTGCTTCCAGAAATAGTGGCAACTGCTGGATTTGAACTGGAGTAAGTAATTGAACCTGAACTGTTACTCAATAATGATAAAGTAAATGAAGAATCACCTAACATTTTACTAATAGAATTAAAATTTGAAAAAACAGGTGTTAACAAAGAAACTGCCAAATAATTATTTGGACCCATAATAAATAATTGACCATTTAAATGTTGTATTAAAGAAGCAGAACTATTTGATTGTTTAGGATAATTTGTTATTTCGGTCCAATCTGGTGTATTATTTGTTATACGACTTCTAAATATATACTGACCTAGACCTATAATATAAACATAATACCCATCATAAACAAGAGAACGCCAATGGTTTTGTGTCCAATTGAAATAATTATTAGAAGAAACCCATGTTGTTCCGTTTTCACTAAACATAATACCATTACTTGTTGATGATATTTGATTACCAATAGCAACAAATCTATTATTTGCATATATTATATCGTGCCATTGGTTTGTTCGAAAATTTATACCATTCAAAGTCCAAGATATTCCATTTGTGCTTACCATTGTTTTCATCCATTCACCGACACCCCAAGTTCCAGATGCAGTTACTGCAACAAATAATCCATTTCCAAAAGCTACGCCGCTCCATGGATTATCTGCAGGTCCATAACGTAATGTCCAAGTAAACCCATCTGTACTTGTAAGAAGATAATTTGGATTGTTGGTTCCTTTATCTGTTGTTCCAACTATAACAAATGTATTATTACCATATGCGGATGCAAGTAATCTAAATATAGCGGGAGATGATCTATATGTCCAATTAATACCGTCGGAACTTGTTATAATTAAATTACTAGGAGTAATACTAGACATACTTGTTGTGTAACCAATGGGTTGTCCCACTGCTATAAACAAATTATTTAAATAAACAATTTTATTTATTTGTATATTATATGTGAGGGCAACCTGCCAAGTTATGTTATCTAAACTATATAATATTGTTGATGTAGATAATTGACGTGCAACATAGACGCCATTTCCATATACAAGATTGTCTATTGTATAAATCATATTTCTTGGTGTTGTTGGCCAAATTAATTCAGAAGACATTTTATAATATGTATTTATAAAAAAAAATACATAAATTATAATTATAACTCTTAAATACAATAAATATAACATATTAAATGTATTTAAAGATTTTACGCGTAATATATTAATATGTGTGGTATATTTGCGTTATTGAATGCCAGTTATAATAGAGAGGAATCTGAAAAAAATATGATTGAACAGTTTGAAAAAGGCAAAAACAGAGGACCTGAAAATTCTACTTTACAACATTATTTACAACTAACACTTGGATTTCATAGACTTGCGATCAATGGATTAAATGAAGAATCAAATCAACCGTTAGTTTATAAAGGTATAATATTAATATGTAATGGTGAAATTTATAATTATAAAAATTTATATGAACATTTTGATTCAAAACATATTACAAAAATTTCAAATTCAGATTGTGAAGTAATTATTCATTTATATATTAATTATGGTATTGAACAAACACTTCTTATGTTAGATGGTGTATATTCATTTGTATTATATGATTCAGTTCAAAATAAAATATTTGTTGCGAGAGATCCAATGGGTGTACGCCCATTATACAAACTTCTTAATAATACCCATATACACGGTTTCGCATCTGAGTTAAAGTGCTTAGAATATTATTACAATTTAAATCATCTAGAAAATCGTTTAGAACAATTTGAACCGGGGACTTACTCAGTATTTAATTATGGACGTACTCAATGGGAACAAATTATAACTAACAAAGTATATTATCTACCTACATTTTATTATATAAATCATATAAAATGTTATGAGAATAGTATTGCGCACTATTTAAATAGTGCGGTAGTAAAAAGATGTACAACAACAGAAAGACCGGTTGCGTGTTTATTAAGTGGAGGTCTTGATAGTAGTTTAATTGCAGCACTAGTGTCAAAATATTTTAAAACACATGAGTCTCGTAATATTGAAACATATAGCATTGGACTACAAAATTCCGAAGATATAAAATATGCTAGAATAGTAGCTGATCATATAGGTTCAAATCATACTGAAATAATTGTAACAGAAAGAGAAATGTTTGAAGCAATACCTGAAGTGATTAAAGCAATAGAGAGTTATGATACAACAACAGTAAGAGCAAGTATAGGTAATTATTTAATTGGTAAATATATATCAACCCATTCCGAAGCAAAAGTTATTTTTAATGGTGACGGAGCGGATGAATTATTTGGTGGGTATTTATATATGTATAATTGTTTAGATGATATAGAATATGATAAAGAAACAAGAAGATTGTTAAAAGATATTCATATGTTTGATGTTTTGCGTTCAGATAAATCCATTTCGTCAAATGGTTTAGAACCACGTACACCATTTTTAGATAAAACTTTTGTAAATTATGTGTTATCAATACCATCCAATATTCGTAATCATAATAATCATAGAAAACCAGAAAAATATTTATTGAGAGATGCTTTTAATTATGTAAATTATATAACAAAACCAATATTGCCAAATGAAATTCTATGGAGAAAAAAAGAAGCGTTTAGTGATGGTGTTAGTTCAAAGGGTAGATCATTGTTTGAAATATTACAAGAGTTTATTGCTGAACATTATAATAATTTACAACAATGTGAAGAATTTGAATATAGTCCATGTATTGATCTGGAAAAGAAATATTATAAATCAATATTTGACAAAGAGTTTCCAAATTGCGAACATATATTACCGTATTATTGGATGCCGAAATATACGAATACAACGGATCCGAGTGCGCGAACATTAGCTAATTATAAATAGCGGGCGAGTACGAGTACATATAAAGAGTACATATTACGAGTACGAGTACTTATAAATAAGTTATTACAATTTTAATATAAAGAAAATAGAATAATATATACTAATGTATGTAAAAATATCGATAGATGCGGATGATAGATTTGTTTGCGGTAAACAAATAACGGTTACGGGAACTGTTACTATTTCTGTTGATAATTCAAATACCATATCAGATGAATTTGAAGATGAAGATTCAGAAACAGAAGTATTAACTGAAGGCGATATGACTGCTAGTTACAATTTTCTTAAACTACCAAACGATAAATACGGATGGAACCGTCTTGATTGTGAACTAACTGATAATATAATTTATTATAAAAATAAACCTGTTATTTCTATGGAAGAATTAAATAAATTAAATAAAAAAATTAAAGATGATTATATAGCATTTTATATTACAAATATCCCTAATGAAGATAATAAACCAGATGTATGGGTAAGAGAACCTATGTATTTTGATGATATTCCAATAATTAATGCTTGGATTATGATTGACTTTTCATAAATTACATTATCATATTATATTGTATTGTATATAAATATAAAAACAATTTGTTAGTATATTTATATGCCTGAAGGTCCTGAAGTTTGGATTTTAAGTAAAATAATAAATAATTATTATGCTGATGATAATACAACATCAATAGGAAAACATTTAATTTTCAAGGATATACAAGAAGATTGGTCATTTGGATTAAATGGGAAAGTAAAAATAAATGAAAATAATGTATTAGTTAAGATTGAAACCGGATGGATTTATGGAGAAAAAAAACAATATGAAAAATCTCTTGGATTTGATTGGATGACCGCAAGTAAAAAAGAATTAGAAGAAGAAGTACAAAAATGGACAAAATCTAAAAAAAAATTAGCAACATTGATGCTTGATCAAAGTAAAATATGCGGCATAGGTGTTGCTTGGGGATCAGAAATTTTATATAAGGCAAAATTGAACCCAGATTTAAAAGCGTGTGATCAACCATTAGACAAATTAGCAGATTCAATGTTTGAAATATGTACGCAAATACGAGATACATATATTAATTATCATAATGAAAATTATGATAATAATAACTTGAAAGAATTAATAAATGATTGGTTTGAAAATTTATATAAAATAAGAAAAATGAATATTTATAAAAAAGGAACAAAAATACAAATATCAGGTCGCAGTTGGTGGATTTAAAAATAAATATTATAGATAATATTATAACTTGATTTATCATATTTAATTTGAGATGTATATGTAATCTTATTGAAATTACATATTTGTCGAATAATAGTGATAAATGAATTATAAGTGATTTTTTTCTCTAAATATTTACGTTTGGAAATATGATAATATGGAATACATTCTGTTATGAAAATAGGAATACAATTATTAAAAATACCTTTTTTATAAGAGTCGTTAGTGATAACATAATAATTTTCTGTTTTGAATGCTATATCATCTAATAATTTAAAAAATAATTCATTAGGGATATGATTTTTAAATATCTGTGATGACATAATATAAATATAGATTATTTATTATTATATTTTTAAAATACTAAATACATTATTTGAGAATAGTGCTAATTCAATTTCATCTTCATGAATATTATGAAAAATAGTAATATATTTACAAATAATAGGAATTATATCGTATTTTTGTGTTTCGGTTAGCAAATCAGTTATTTTAACAAATAAAAAATAATTGTCAAGAATATCCATAACAGAATATCCTTTATCATAAATATCATATAATAATTTTATGGCTAAATTCAATTGATTTTGTTGTAATAATTGTGTGTATTGTTCAAAAATATAAAAACTTATGTTAGTACATACACTTGTTGCTAATTCTATGTCTATTGGTTGATTTAAAAGTTTAAATTTTTCTATATAATTGATTAATATCTTTACATTATTATTGGATACATTTAAAATAAAAGTAATAGCATCAGCAGTAATATTTATATTTTCAATAAGAATAATTTTATGTACAATTCGTTCTAGATGTGTTTTATGAAGTGGTTTGATTTTTATAATAGTAAACCTTGATTGTAATGTTTCAATAACTTTTTGTGAATTACAACATGAAGAAATAAAGTGAACATTATGACTATATTTATCAATATAATTTCTAAAAACCTGTTGACTTTGTTCATTAATTATATCAATATCATCAAGCACAATTATTTTTTTTTTATTTTTTATAGACGAACAAGTTTGACAAAATGTTTTAACGTCATTTCGATAATAGTTAATTCCTTGTTCTTTTAGTGAATTAATGTATAATATATTATCACTATACTGTTTCAGTGTGAAATCAATATAATATTCTTTGATAATTGCATTTATGAATGTTGTTTTTCCAGATCCAATATCTCCAATAAATAATATATTTAGATTATTCATATCAATTAATGTCTTAAGAATATCAATCATACTATCATCAGTTTCAAAATCTTTAAAATACAATGGTTGATATTTATTTAAAAATAGTATTTGTTGTTCCATTTATAAATATATAGAATAATAAGTATTTAAGTTTATCTTACTTTATAATAATATTATAAATGAGCGAAAATTTTTATGAAATTTTGGAGTGCCCAGAAACATCTGGAATTGATGAAATTAAAAAATCATATAGGAGACTATCTATGATTTACCATCCTGATAAAAATAAAAATAATCCAACTGCAACTGCTAAATTCCAAAAAATTAATGAAGCGTATGAAACTCTCGGAGATTTAGATAAAAAAAGAGAATATGACGCAATGAGAAATAATCCATTTTTCAAAATGAGAGATGGATTTGGAGGTGGTGGCGGTGGCGGTGGCGGATCAATGGAAGATATTATTGCTAATTTATTTGGAGGAATACCATTCGGGCATATGCAATCATTTGATAATGAACATGGTGGTCCTTTTGCTAATGGTAATATACGTATTTTTCATAATGGAGTTCCAATGAATATGCAAGGATTTTCTCCTAAACCACCTCCCATAATAAAAAATATTGTTGTTCCCATTGATAAGATACTAACAGGTACAATAATACCAATAGATATAGAAAGATGGATAATAAATAATGGAATTAAAATATTTGAAAATGAAACCGTTTATGTCACAGTTCCCAAAGGAATTGATGAAGGTGAGTTAATTGTATTACAAGAAAAAGGAAATTCAGCAAGAGAAGATTGTAAAGGCGACATAAAGGTTTTTGTGAAAATAGAAAATAATAGTGAGTTCAAGAGAAGTGGAATAGATCTAATATATGAAAAAAAAATTACAGTTAAAGAAGCGTTATGTGGGTTTTCATTTGAATTAAAATATATTACAGGAAAAGTGTATACAATAAATAATAATTCTGGTAATATTATAAGTAATGGTTATAAGAAAATGATTCCTAATATGGGATTTACAAGAGATAGTCATATAGGAAATTTAATAATAATATTTACAGTTAATTTTCCTGATAAACTAACAAATGAAACAATTGAAAAACTTAAAACAATAGATTTTTAATTAATTATAACAATATATAATTTCACCTAAAGGATTATCATTATATTTTTTAACAATATCCCAACAGCAATCAAGACAAATATCATCAAATTGTTCATATTTGTTAATGAACTCACCATATTTGTTTCCACATTTTTTATATACTTCGTCATCATATCTGTTAAAATCAAATACAAAATTTATATTGTTTTTTATTCGCTTCCAATATGTCATCTAATTGTTTACAAATTTCTTTTGTTAAAGATTTTCTATTTACACACCGATCACATTTTGATATTTTCAATATTTCATAAACTTTTGACATATATTTATAATATCATATAATCTTTAAATACTTATCTACAATATAAAATATTTAGGCGTTAAAAACATTAAAAAAAAATATAATATATGATAGTTCTATATATGCCAAGTTTATCTGGATCAGGTGGACGTTCATCAGGAGTAAATTATGCTACAGCATCATTATTTGATCGTATGTATTGGTCTTTACAACAGACCCCTAATGTTAGACGCGGTGCAGCAATTTTAGCACTTACATATCAATCTAATACTGGAGCGGGTGGCGGGTCATTAAAAAGAGCAGCGAGAGGATTAAATTTATTTAATTAATTGAAAATTGAAGAAATTATTATATTATAGTATAGTATTAATATGGGAACAGGCACAAGAATTGCGTCAAGAATTTATACTAACTCCTTTGCCGGGAAAAATAACGAAATGGCTTTTCCATTTAGACCAAATAATTACTTTGGGTTTCAAAATCGAAATCAATATTCTTATAATGTGTATCATCAATTAGCAGATAATGGAGCGGGGTTTGGTGCGCGTGGTTCTAGGTGGGCTCGCGCAAATAACCAAACTATTTCATTCATTCCACCTAAGTAATATTTTAAAAATTATTGTGACATTAATTTATAGATGATAATACCTTTAAATTAATTTAATTATTCAATTATTTATTATTTATATTAAATTTTTAAATATAATACCATGAATTAGAAAAGTCTTTATAAATACCATAATTATTATTTACGTATGAAGGTGTAACCAACAATTCCTCTTCCAATATTTCATACGAATTGATATGCACTGGCGTAATATGACCTGTAAATTTAGGAACAGGCGGATAAACAGATAAATTAGACCCTGGATTTGTATAACGAGATGGTCGAATTTGATTTTGACCAATTTCCGTATAAAATCGTCCACATTGTTGTCCGTTGGAGCACGATGTAGCAAGTCTCATTTTAGCACGTCTTGTTGCTACACTTGAACCTCCAACTCCAGAACCAGGAGTATATTTATTCCAAAATTCATTTGGTTGATTTGTTACTAATGTACCTCCTGGGGTAAATTGTGTACTTCTTCTAGCTCCGGCACCTAAATTTCTTTTATATAGAAAACCGGGAAAACTACTACCTCCAAACCAAAATTGTCCATAACTATTTGATGTTGTTCTAAATCCTTTGCGACTTGACATTATATACATTGTTTATATTTTATTTTTGCTAATTTGTTCTGTATTTCAAAAACTTTTCTGGGTAAACTATTTTTTCATGTTCATAAGTATATATTTTAGCAATACATTGTGTTTCATCACTAATTTCGCCTATTGGATTTTTTTCTTCGTCAAAATTTTGTGATGAATCATATATAACATTATCATAAGAAATATAACATTTTACTTTTTCTCGTTGTTTATGACCGTATATATTTTCATAAAATAAACATATAATGGGGTCTGGTCGGTAATCTTGTAATGCGTATAACCATGTATCTTTATATTCGTCAGAAATTAAATTATTCAAGTCATTTTTATCAACATCATAATCTTGATTGAGAAGTTTAACCATTTCTTCTTTTGTTTGTTTATAAGTTATTTCTTCTTTGTTCAATTTTTCAATCAATCTTTGTACTGACATTTGAATTTCTTCTTTCAAACTAATAGAAACAATCACACCATCAATATAACCAACTAACACATTTATTAATCTATTTACACAACCAGTAAAACATTTTCCCACAGAGTCAAACATTTCAGTATTTAATCTTTCAATTAAATTTGTTTTTTGTGAATGCGTATAAATTATATTCCATATAACAGATAACAATTCCAAATAAGTATTATGAATTAAACTATGTTTTGTGTTTTCTTTCAATTTTTGACTTAAAAATGACGAACAATCTCTTAATTTATAATTTTTAAAATTTGCTAATATTTCATTAACTAAAAATTCGCCTTTTAAATAATGTTTTAATTTGTGTTTTTCAATATAATTTTCTATCACATTATATGATGTAACTATTGTTTTATTTATAGAAGATAAATGAACTGTTTGTGTATTTAATGCTAATACGTTATTTGATATTGGCGTATCTGTTGTATTATTTAGATTATTATTAATAGTGTTCATAAAATTTCTAATTTCAATATTATTATAATTTGTATGACTTATTCTGTTATGTTTATATCTATTTTGCATTTTAATGTCGGCTTTATTGTTAACCATCAATAGATTATTAATAGTTTCATCTGTTAAATTATTATTTGAAAGATTGACTTTAAGTTTTGGATGTGTTTTAAAAATAGTAAAATCTAAATTAAATATGTTGTTGTAGCGTAAATTTAAAACTTGTAATTTTGGAGGTAATAAATAACTAATTTGTAATGAATTTAAATTAGAATGATTTATTGTTAGTTCTTTTAAGTTTACACACTTGGAAATATCTGGAAATACATTTAAATTTGTAAAATCAATATATATTACCTCAATATTTGGAGCAACTATATCGCTTATAGGTAATTCTTGTAAGGTTGCTGATTTTATAAGTAAATATTTTAAACTATGTGGTAAATTTTGTATAATATCACTATTTTTAAGCAAATATAACACTTCAATATCATTGTATGTTACAACTTCATTTATATCTTCAGCGTATTTATCTAAATAAACATTTGTTAGTTGTTCATCAAAAATGTTTAAAGCATCATCCCCAGAAAGTTTATCAGTATATAATTGATTATTTTTTGTAAATTGTAAATAAGACATAATTTGATAAATAAATTTGTATTTAAATTATTTTTTAAATATATATAAAAAATATATAGAGATATAAATATATAATATGTAACAATCATTAATGTCACAATTTATTAAATTGACATCTAAAATTATAAATAAAAATTTAATTTCAAGTGTTCATATAAAACCAAGTAAATATGTTATCTATACAATTGAAAATAATATAGATGGACATATGATTTTTGGAAGTGGTTATATTAATTCAAATCCTGAAAAAATTGAAGTTTGGGAAAAAGACGATTATAAAGATTATAAAATTATAAGTGATTGGATTGATTCTATAAAAAATTGATATATTTTATTCACTTTGTGAATAAATTAATATTTGACAATGCTACCTGATATTGAATCAAATAACAATATTATTGAAACAAATGATATATTACCATCATATAAGTTACATATATGCTTTAAAATATATATGTTATTAGCGAGTAGTTCTTTAATAGGTATAACAATATATGGTATTATACATTCTGATAAATATACAATAAAACAAATCAATTATTTTTATATAATATTTTTAACTATAATTTTATTACCAGCATTATTATATAATATATATTTACATTGGAAATGTACATTGTAAATATAATAAAATAAGAAGTATAATATATTTACACCCTTGAAGATTTAAAACCGCACCTTTCTATGTAAAATGAAAGGAAACTTCAAGGTTTGCCTATTTCAAGGCATGTAAATTTTGATTTTGGGAATTTTTATAATCTTCTGTCTTATGTTTAGTCATCTATATTATTTTGAGAAAAATATAAAAAATAATTAGGGGTGCGGTTTTAAATCTTCAAGGGTGTAAATACTTTTCTTTATATTGTTTTTTTATAAAATAAAATTGAAATACTTTTATTTTATTATAATATGTTAACTCTCAAACAATGTCTTGCTTCCCGTTAACTTTCTTACCATTTACTTCAAAGAAATGCGCTGTTTGCAACAAATCACACAACAAAAAGGAAATTAAAATAACATCAAAAAAGGATAATACGGTTAATATAAACTCTTTCACAAATGTCACATTTCCCATATTCGAATTATTATTTAATAATATAAAACAAGAAGTATATAGATTATTAAATGAAGAAAATAATGTATCAAAATTAGATCGTGTAATTATATCTTATAAATTTAATAATGTTAAAGATATGTATAATGAAGTTGTTAGTTATCTTTATTTTGAACTGAGAAATATTTCAGATTGTGATATTTATTGTTTTAAAAATGCGGAACGTATAAACACTGAATTAATGTTTAGGTTCAATATAGTAAAAGAACAACTTATTAATTTTAATATATATTTACAATCGGTTTACAAAATATAAAATATTTTAGAAATGTTTACGAAATTTTACGAGTAGGAATATCACTAGCAACAACATAAATTGAATTTTCAGTGATAACAATATATTCAGTCAAGGATTTATAAAATTTAGCAATAGGAGAAGTATATTCTTCTGCCGACTTAACTAACAATTTTTCTCCAGATACTTCTCTAACTCCTATAAGTGCTTTTTTATCTAAGGAATCAGTCCAATAATCAAAAAGTACAGGTTTATCTTCAACAATAGATAATTTAGCAGCATTTTGTAATGTAGCATCACAAGGAAGTCTATAATTAGTATTGTTTGTTGTTACAGATGGGCCTTGTGTAATTGCGGTTGTTTGCGCGGGAACGGTATTTCCAGTTTTTTGTTCTATTGACATTTATAATAAACTTAATTTTAAAGTCTTTAAATACTTATTTAGAAATATTATTAATTTTTATATTGATATTATATATATATAATGGACAAAATTAGAGTACCAATAAGTATTATAGTTGATGACTTAACTGATAAAGAAGAAATTAAAGAAGCGTTAAAAGCATATGCTTTAGAAAAAAAAATGGACAGTTTTAATCCAACACAGATTATTAAAGTAACTTCAAATAAAGGTTCTACGGTGCAATCAGACACCCCTGACACTGTATTTATTTTACCTTCAACCAGCAAAATAGACGACCCCAAATTAAATCGTTTACTATACCCTACTAACACATATGGAGACGTTTTTTATAGTCAAAAAATCAAACCTGTTAATAAAACATTACAACAAATTTGGGATGAACTAAACCCTCATAATAACGATGGTGACCTTGCGAATGAATACGACGTACCTGATGGTGGAAGTTTAAGAAAAAAAAGAAGAAAATCTTATTCAAAAAAGTATAGAAAAGTAAAAAGAAAAATAAAAAAAAGAAGAAAATGTAAAACAAAAAAAAGAAGGTAAATAAATATATTATATAATATTTATATAATATATAATTAATTATTATAATGAAAAACGTAAAAAACATAAAGAATGTAAATAATAATTTAAGCGATAATTCTCATTTTATGTTATATAATAGTTTAAACTATTACCCGATAATAAAATATTCTGTATTTGAAATTTTAAACAAATTTGTTGAAGTTATTATTGAATATATGCGTTTTATATCTGAAAAACTTGCCAAAAAACACAAAAAATACAATAAATTTATATTTGAAAGAGGTCTTAAAACATTAATTCACACTTTTTCAATTATATTTTATTATACTAAAAATTTGGAATTATCATTTTATCATACCCAAAAAGCGTATTATTTTTATATTGAGTATATTGAACAAATATCAGATGATAATATTACATTTTTACAATTAAGTTCTCGTGATGCTATATTATTTGTATATAAAAAAACTATATTTGAACTTAATAATGAATATAAAAAAAATGTAAAAGAACCCAACTTTGAAGAAAAAAATATTTTGAAAACAGTGAACTTGTATGTAAATTTGTATAAAAATATAGTTTTATATGTCATAAATAATAATTGTTTTAATATGAATATAAATGAAAATAAAAATAAAAATGATCATATAAATACTTCTTGTAACTTAATTAAAAATATTAGTGAAACAATAAATAAAAATAAAATAAATTATGAACAAATTGATTGTGTATATGAATTTATTACGTATTTACATAATATAAAAATTGAGGTGATTGATTATTTTAATTTATTAGATGAATTTATTAAAAGGTTAATTATGAATAAAAAAATAGATGAAAATATAATTAAACACAAAATTTATGATTTAAAAACAATAAATTTTACAAATGATAATTATGAATTGAATATTATTGAACATATATTCAGCAATTAAAATAATATATATATCATATTACATTTATTTAAAGAATATGTAATATGATAAAGTATACAATGGTTCACGGTGATCATTATGGAATTAATTATTTTATATATTTAACAAAACCTATTGATTTGTTTAACGATTTATTACCAATATGTATATCAAATAGATACATGATTAATTTAATTAATCCGACAAAAATAAGTATATTCAATTTGAGTTATTTCCATAAACGTTTAAAATCTGAAGATATTTCATCATTATGTTCTACTTTTAGTGAATTACGAAATAATAGTTGTTATAATTATAATTTATTTAAACATCGTAATTTATTTCCAGATTTGTATTTATATTATGATGTTTTTAAATATTCAAACATGATTAAAGGAAAAACATATAATATCATTTCTGATGAAGAATTTGATATTATGAAAACAAGATATAATGAGTTGGAAATAAAAATTATTGAAAATAATTATGATAATTATGATTTATATTCCGAAGAGTTTCATAAATTACGTAAAATTATTGAAATACAAGTTATTATAAATGATAAAGAATATTTTCAAAAAATAAAAGAAATTGAAGAAAAAATTACCAATGTTCAATTAACAGACGAAGAAATAATGCTTATAAAAAATATAGAATCTCATCCAATAATAAATGAAATTATTGAAACATCTGGATTTGAAATAATAAAAGAATTTCATTAAATATTTATAATATCTATCATATCTTTGATGTATTCTATTTTATTTATATCTTCAATATTTTTATAATTATCTTCAATATTTTTATAATTATCTTCAATATCTTCGATAATATGTATTAATTTTCTACGAATTTTCTTTTTTTTATTTTTATTTACCAAATCAGAAGGAACTATAATTTTTTGACAAATATATTTAAATTCTTCTTTCAATAGATGTTTAACAAATTGATAAATTTCTCGTAATATTTTTTCATTACACATTCCAACAATTAAAACACTTCCAGTTCTGAAAATCATAAATGAAACTTGCGTAATATTTGTATATATGTCTTTATTTTCACTTGAAATTTGCATTCCAGTTTGAATATCAACATCATTGTTATAATAAAATTTACATTGAATTCCTGGATATGAACAGCAAGGATCGTAAATAGCTTGAATATTATATTTATTTTTAATAATATCAAATAATATTTCACGATTTATGAAAAATCCACAATTAAAATTAGAATTAATTAAAACAGTATCATTATGTTCATAATATTTTAATTGTGTTGTATGATATGGTTGTAATATTTCAACCACATAATTCAAAACAGTATAATACATTTTTTCACTTTGTACTCCAGGTAATTCAAGTTTACCAGTATTAAATACTTTGGTATGAAATTCTCTAAATAAATTATCTATTTTTATACGAAGAATCATGACAAAACAATTATAAAATGCTTGTTTTTTCTTTGAGCGATAACTTAAAATATCTTTTTTTGATATTCCAATAGTAATTTTTCGTATATCTTTGAACTTTATACGACCATTTGGATTATCTATGTGTGACATTATATGTTGTTCATAATATAATTCACTTTGTAAACGTTGTTGAAGTAATTCTAATTCTTCTGGGGTTGTTGAATTAATTTTTATTTGTTTTTTTATTACACCATTTTCAGCAGTGGCATAAGATATTACCGGAATTTCCCAAAATATTTTTAAATCAACAGGTTGTGTAAGATACGCAATTTTTGATTTTGTTGATATGTAGATATCAGTTGGTTCAGGAACTGGTTCATTAAATATAATTCTTTCATTATCTTCATAATTATAATTATTATTATTCTCATTTGTAATTGTATTTTCTTCGTCTGATGAAACATCCTCTTGTTTATCTATTAAATAAGAAGACCATTCATCATCAATATTCATGATCGCTGTCATATTAGTTACTTTGGTATATGTCTTTATATTCTTTAAATTAATTTATTTCAATTATTTATTTCAATTATTTTCTTTTCATATAGAATAATGAACAGTTATAAACAAAAAATCATTTATGAAAGAAGTAAAAATATTCCTATCCCACAACATTCCCCTACTAATAAGAAGGTTAACTTTAGAGAAAATGAATATAGTTTAAATAATAGTTTTTTTGATCCTTCAAAAAGTTCACCTCCAAATGATTTTTTATTAAAGTTGCAATTAAGAATGAATCAATATGATTCCTTTAATAATGTAGATAATTTTATTAATGAATAATTAACATAATCGCTGTTTTTACAATCTTCAAAATGTATTATATTTTCAACAAATTTAAAATATTCAGGAACATTTAAATTTTCTTTATTACGAATTATATAATTGAAAAAATCTTTGATTATATTTTTTTTATCAATATTGTATTGACAACTAATATTATTTATAAATACTTTTAATGATGTTAAACCCTCTTGATTTTTTATTTTATCAAATAACGTATCCCAAATACCATCATCAATAACACATATAGCATTATCTTTTATATCTTGATTTGATTGCATAAAATTTATCATACTTCTTATATCTGATTTATATAATTTTTGAATAGAATATAGTGATTTTTCATTAAAATGTAGGTTTTCAGAAATAGAAATATTATTTAAAAATTGAATAATATCTTTTTCAGGAAGTTGATTAAATCTTAATCTTAAAAATTCATTTTGTAACCCTTCATCAATGCGACTTATATAATTACATATTAAACAAAAACGCACAGAATTAGAAAAATTTTGTAATATATATCGTAATGCTTGTTGAGCATTTTTTGTCATATAATCAACCTCATCTAATATTACAAATTTCATACCAGTTTTAAATATTGTTTTAGAATTGACGAACTGATTTATTTGACTTCTTATAATATCTATGCCTCTTTCATCTGACGCGTTTAAATGTATCATTAATTCTTTATTTTTTTGATTTAATTTTTCTTGATATGAATTTACGAGATTAATTATTGTTGTTGTTTTTCCAGTTCCAGGTGGTCCGTAAAATAATAAATTTGGAAAATATCCGGTTTCTATGATATTTGTTAGTATTTTCTTATTTAATGGATCTAATACAATATCATCTAGAGTTTTTGGTCTAAATTTCTCCATCCACACATTGCTTGTCATTTATAATGTAATAATGTTATATTTAATATATAATTGATGATAATTATCAAAAATAATGAATATTTGATAATATTTTAAAATTGAAATAAAAAATAAAATATTAAAGATATTTATGAATAAGAATTTAATAATGTCAGAAAGAGGATATTTGGAAATCATATTAGGATCAATGTACTCGGGAAAAACAAGTAGATTAGTTGAAATTTATAAACAATGTCAATTTTGTAATATGTCTGTTATTGTAATTAATCACACAATTGATAATCGTTATGATAATAATTTAATGTCAACCCACGACCAAATAAAAATACCTTGTATAAAAACAGAAACCTTGATGGATTTATCAATTATTGAAAGTGATGTTATATTAATCAATGAAGGACAATTCTTTCCTGATCTTGAAGTATTTGTTGAAAAAATGTTAGAACACAAAAAAAAAATATATGTTTGTGGATTAGATGGAGACTTTCAACGAAAAAAATTTGGGCAAATATTAAATTTAATACCATTATGTGATAAGGTAACTAAACTAACATCATTATGTAGTTTATGTAAAAATGGCACACCTGGTATTTTCTCAAAACGTATAACTTCTGAAAAAGAACAAACTGTTGTAGGTTCAGATAATTATATACCTGTTTGTAGAAGTTGTTATGAAACTTAAAACAAACAAATTTGATTATAATTCAAAAATAGATAAATAATATATTAAAACAATATAAATTCAATACTTATATCTATATAATGGTTCAAAAAAATAACAAAAATAAAGAATTAATTATAACTGATATTATAACCGATCCAAATACAACTAACATTATTCCTGTGAAGGCAAAAAGAGGACGTAAATCGAAAAAAGAATTAATGGCCTCATTGAATATTACATATTTTTTATCAAATGAAAAAGAAAATAAGTCGACACAAGAAGTTGTTCAAAATCAAATACCAAATATAATTAATCTTGATGTTTGTGAAATTGAAAATAATTTAACAGATACTCAAGAAAATAATAATTTATATGAAAATATTCTAAATGATGAAAATAATATTTCACAATTAATTAATACCGAATTAACTAATATTATTACTTCAACTGAAATTCCAAAAATAGCAAAAAAACGCGGAAGAAAACCAAAAGGAGGAAAAATAATACAACATATTACTACAAATACAGATCAAAAAGATGAAAAATCAAATGTGATATTACATTTAAAATGTTCAATGAAAGATTTACAAACACATCCACAAAATAGTTCTTTTTTAGAGTGTTACAATTTTTCAAATTGTAAAAATGATTTAAAATTTGAATTAATCGGTAATGAAAATATCAATTTAAATAATAATACGTCTACATCAATATCTTTATTAGATAATGGATGCGAAGACTATAATGAAGATGATGATGATGATGAAGACTCTATTTGTAAAGACCCAAACAAAGAAATATCAAAAAAATTAAAGCAATTAGAACATAATCTACATATCAATAATGTTAATAATAAACGTTCATGTTGTTTTTGGGATACTTGTGAGTTTGACAATCCACCAATATATATTCCAAAACATTTTATAAATGGAATTTATAATGTGTACGGTTGTTTTTGTAGTCCAGAATGCGGTGTGGCATATTTAATGAATGAAAATATTGATAGTTCAACAAAATTTGAACGTTATCATTTATTTAATCATATTTACACCAAAATTTATAATTATACTAAAAACATTAAACCAGCGCCAAATCCATATTATATGTTAGAAAAGTTTTATGGCAACTTATCAATACAAGAATATAGGTCTTTATTGAGAAATGAAAGATTATTTCTTATTGTTGATAAACCACTAACGCGTATATTACCAGAGTTACACGAAGATAATGACGATTTTATTTTAAACAATAAAATTATACCTTCAAATAATTATAATGTGAAAACACGTTTACTCAGAAAAACACCAAATAAAAATTCTATTTTAACTGAAAAATTTGGAAATAATATTCAATAGTCTTTTTATAAATTAACAGTAATTTATAAAAATATATTTTCACAAACATATTAATTTTTAATTTTATTCATTTCACGTTTATCTGACTCGTTAAAATTATCAATAATTTGATTTATATCAATTGGATTTTTTTCTCTATATTCTTTCATTGAACTATCAAGTGTTGTTCTAATTTGCTTAAATATTTCTTGATTAACTGATTTTACTTTTTGCGTTTTTTTATCTGGAATTCCCATATATTCTCTTATAACTTTCATATAATCACAATCAAATAACTTTAATTTATATATTGCTTCTTCTTCCGTGTAATTTGTTTGAGATAAAACGATTTGTAAATACTTATTTAAATCTTCATTATTTGAAAAACTTATTTTTTCACTCATATATTATACATTAAATATTTTTTAAATCATATTAAACGAATTGTTATATAGTATATTATCCCATAATGTCTTCTATAAATAATATTGAAAAGTTAATTCAAATTGCAACTATTGAACAAATGTATTTAATGTTAGAAAAATTAAAGGCAAATAATACAACTGAGACTATAAATTTAAATACACATACAAATGATATTACAAATGATATTACAAATGATATATCATTATGTTTAAGTAATGACTTAAATATAAGTAAACAAATAAACAAATTGAAGAAAAAAATAAATAAATTAAATAAAACATTGAATACAAGTAATAATGTTATATGTAAATTATCTATAAGAATTGATGAACTTGAAGAAGAATTAACTTCTCTAAAACATAAAAATGAGAATGATTATTTCGATAACAAACATATAAAAGGACAACAAAAATTAGACACTTATTATGGTTTTTGTAATTCTTTAACAAGAGAAGAAAAAACACATACATATAATAATGTTGAATTAAATGATAATGTATGCGATTATATAAAAGAAGAAAAATATTCAAATGAATATCAAAATACTGTTAAAGATGATGATGTTGAATGTTTAGAATACAATAAAATAGAACCAGTATTAATTGTTATAAATGAAGAACAAGAACAAGAACAAGAACAAGAACAAGAAGTAAAATATGAAACAGATACTTTAAGTAATAACAATGTAATATTTGAAAATAAAGATGTTGAATATGATAGTACAGAAGAAGAATTTGAAACAAAAAGTAAAGTGAAGGTTATTGTTGAAGAAAATGTTAAAGAAACTGTAAGTGTTGAAGAGGTTAAAGAAGATGTTGAAGAAACTGTAACAGTTGAAGATGTTAGTGTTGAAGAAAATGTTATAGTTGAAGAAGATGTTATTGTTGAAGAAGAGGTTAAAGTTGAAGAAAATGTTACAGAAACTGTAAGTGTTGAAGAAGAAGAGGTTAAAGAAGAAGTTGAAGAAAATATTATTGTTGAAGAAGAGATTGAAGAAACTGTTAGTGTAGAGGAAGAAGAAGAAGAGGAAGAGGAAGAAGAAGTCGGAACAGAAGATGAATCAGAACCTTCAGGCGATAACAATGTAACTATTGTGATTGAAGAAAAAGAACAAGATGTTCATGAAGAGGAAGAGGAAGAGGAAGAAGTATTTGAAATTGAAATTGATGATATTACTTATTTCGCAACTGATGAAGAAAATGGTATTTTATATGAAATGACAAAAGATGGAGATGTTGGTAAAAAAGTTGGAATAATCAAGGATGGTGAACCGATTTTTAATTAAATCTCTTTTCTATATATATAAGTAAAAATGTTTGATCTTTGCGCACCAGCTCTGATATATGTAGCATTTTCATTAACACAAATAGTAATAGACACTTTTAAAGGATTATACAATACTGCTTTTTTAAAAATATTTGTGATGATTATAATTACAATACTTTTAAATTCGTTATGTCAAGCAGGAATGGGTATTATATCTTGGTTAATTGTTTTTATTCCATTTATTTTTATGTCAATTATTGTAGCAATATTGCTTTATGTTTTTGGATTAGACCCTTCAACAGGAAAATTAAAAATAAAATGTGATAATTGTAATGGAAACACTAAAAAAGATGGAAATTTAATATTTACTTCAACGGATAAGTAATAAATACAACTTTTAAATAATATATTAGTATAATATGCGAAAAAGAACACAAAAATATAAACAAAATATTAAAATACTTATAAAACTTGAAATTGATGAATATTACAGCGAACAAAATGAAACATTATGCGGATGTAATTGTTGTATATGTAATCCGTATTATGGAGATTATTGGGAATATTTTATTAAGCAAGATTATATAAATACCGAAATTGAAAAGTTGAATATATAATATTTTTATTCATAAATTAATTTATAAAAAATTGAAACAAATATATGTAAATTATATGTATTTATATTATCAATATATTATCAATATATTATCAATACTTAAATTAAATGTTATATCAACATCAAATAGACGCTATTAATGCTGTTGAAACAAGAGATTTTAAAAGTGGCATTATTTTTGATAATGAAGGTAACAATATTTTAACAAAAGCAATATATCCTTTGGTTTGTTGTGATTTCAATAACAAATATTAAACTTATTTTTTTATATATAAATATAACAAATTAATATAATAAAACAATTTAAATAATAAATTCTATAACAACTATATATGATTAATTTCATGAATATTTTTAATTCTTTAACATATAATTTAAATTCACAAATTATTAATATTGCTCATAATTCAATATATTTTTTTAGTTTTTGTCAAATATATTTATATAAATTTAATAAATACATTAATCATCATTTTTTATCTTTTGAAAAATATTTAAAAGACAAAGGTTGGATTGTTCCTGTGATTATAAAAAAATTTATTATTCTTGATATCAATGGAAATATAAAAAGAACAATATTTATAAAAGAAGAATATGAACATTCAATAACAGAATCATATGATGTTTTATCAGATGAAAGTTTTATATTATGTGATAATAATAATGGTTGTATTAATTATGTAATTGATAAATATTTTACAACATCAAAATATGAATTATCGAATATAAAATTTTTATCAATTGAATTAAATTACAATGATAATAAATATTTAATTAACTTGAAAGACAACAAAAATAACTATTATGTTGTAAATAATTGTTTTGATAAAACATTTTTTAAATATTACGCTAAAAATATACTAAAATTAAATATTGATGAATATAAGTTTGATTATACTATCACTATTATTGATGATAATGTTAAAATAATTAATGTATTGCCATGCCAATCAATTAAAATAAATTTAAATGATTACCAAATTGAACCAAAGTAATTAACAAAGTAATCAGTTTATTTTAACTTAACTTAAAAATATAATATTATATATTAAACATATTTAAAAAAAAATTGAAATATAAATATACAATGGAAACCTTTCATACAAGTTTAACAATGGAAACAACAAACAATTCAAATAATTCTTCATTGAATAAGTTAAAATGTAAATGGAATCTATGGGCGCATTTGCCTCAAGATCCTGATTGGACCGTTAAAAGTTACAAAAAAATATGTCAATTTAAAACTATTGAAGAAACAATTGGAATTACTGAAATGTTACCTGCTGATTTAATAAAAAATTGTATGTTATTTATTATGAGAGAAGGTATTACCCCGATGTGGGAAGATCCTAAAAACAGAAATGGCGGATGTTTCTCTTATAAAGTTTCTAATAAAAATGTATTTGAAGTTTGGAGAGATATCACTTATGTACTTGTTGGAGAAACTATTGGAGCAAATAGTACATTTGTGAATTGTGTAACAGGAATAACAGTTTCACCAAAGAAAAATTTCTGTATTGTAAAAATTTGGACAACAAATTGTGATCATCAAAATCCGCAAATTGTTACAAGTGAAATTAGAAATTTAATGGCACAGGGGTGTCTATTTAAAAAACATACGCCAGAATTTTAATTTATTTTATATTATATTATATAATTTATAAAAAATAGTATTTAAACATTTAGCGCTAATAAAATATAATGAAATATCCTTTTGTTATATTTTATCGTAAAGAAATATTTAACAGTATAGATAATTTTTTTATTCAAAACTCTTCAACATTGGATTGTTCTATTTTTATTGCTGACTCTTTAGAATATGTCAAAAACTTACATAATTCTAATTTTCAGTTATTAATAACATATGGAGATAATTGCGAAGAGTATTATAAAGAATTATTAACTGTAATTTCCAAAGAAATGTTAGAAAGACATATACATATTTCAACGGATAATAATATTTTAACAAATATTACATTTTTTAATTATTTCATAAATAATACGTATATCAACATATGTTCTGTAAATCGTGTACATACAAGACCAACTTTTTCTCTTTTTACCCCATCATATAATTCTTATGATAAAATATTGCGAGTTTATAATAGTCTTCAAAAACAAACATTGCTTGATTGGGAATGGGTTATTATTGATGACTCGCCCGACGATTTAAATTTTAAGTTTTTAAGAACTAATTTTTCACACGATGCTCGTATACGTTTTTATCGCCGTTCAAATAATAATGGCAGTATAGGAAATGTAAAAAATGAAACAATTGGATTGTGTCGTGGAAAATATCTTGTTGAAATGGATCACGACGATGAATTAATGCCGTATGTTTTACAAGAATCGGCAGATTTATTTAATACAAATCCACAGATTGGATTCATATATTATGATTGTGCATGTGTTTATGAAAATGGCACTAATCAATGGTACGGAGATTTTATTTGTAAAGGATATGGAGGATATTATTCGCAAAAATACGAAGACAAATGGCGTCTTGTATACGTCACACCTAATATTAATAATATTACTATGAGCCATCTTGTATGTTGTCCAAATCATCCCAGAATATGGAGAAAAGATGTTCTTTTAAATATGGGAAGTTATTGTGAATATTTGCCTATATGTGATGATTATGAAATTTTACTTAGAACAGTGGTTTCAACTAACATTGCTAAAATACATAAACTTGGATATATACAATATATGAACGACTCGAACAATAATTTTTCTCTTATTCGAAATTCTGAAATAAATCGTATTGGACCTAATTATATTTTTCCAAATTATTTTTCTATTTTTAAAATAAATGAAATTATGAAAGATAATGATGCGTATGAAAATGAAGCGTTTATACATCAACACTCGAAAATATGGGAAAGAGATCAATTCACATATAAACATAAGTATTGTAATTTAATAGTTAACAATGATTATGATATACAGATATGTATAATTGGATTTGATAGTTTATTGGCAAACATTGATGAAATAACTGAACTTTATAATAATCCTAGAAATGATTTTATTGTTTTAGAAAATAAATGCTCTCTTTCCTATTTACAAGAAAGAATTGAAAGATATAATTTTACTCGTATGAAATGTTATACATTAATTGATACACCAATTGAACAACTTATTAATTACTTTAAACTTCTTTATTTATCTGTTCCTGATTATAGAATAATAAATATTAATTTACAAAAACCAGTATTCAATACGGATATTTATAAAAGGTCTCAAATTATCAATAAACTAACAAATGTAAATGATAAATATTTAGAAATTGGAGTTGAATATGGAGAATGTTTTAATGAAACACATTTTATTAATAAAGTTGGAGTTGATCCTGATCCTAAATTTACAACAAAAGATAATCAAATATTATATATACAAACATCTGATGACTTTTTTAAACAATATGATATGAACCAAAAATTTGATGTTATTTTTATTGACGGAATGCATCAAGCAGAATATGTATTATGTGATATAAATAATTCAATCAAAATATTATCTTTAAATGGAACAATATTTATGGATGATATTTTGCCATTTAACTATAATGAACAACTTAAAATACCAATAAAACATTATTATGAAAATGGTATTTTAAAATATGGCGAAAATTGGACGGGAGATGTTTGGAAAGTTCTTTATCACATACTAAAAAATTATCAAGCAAAAATACTTGATTTTAAATATTTTTATAATATTAATTTCAGAGGTATTGGTGCTTTAAAATTTAAAGAAGTATTCCAAATTGATTGTAAAGAGATTGACACAATCAATTCTTATAATTATTTTCAAGATTATTCAAAATATATAATTATTTTACAATGTTTTACAAACTAACAAACTAACAAATTTATTTAATACCATTACAAAATTTATATACATTTGGCGCTATTTTTTTATAATTTGTATCATTATTTATAATTTTTGGATTTACATTTATGTTGTTGTTTGTTTCTTTTGTTTCTTTTGTTAGTTCTAAAGGTTTTATATCAACTATTTTATCTTTAAAGGGTATTGTGAATGATATTTTATTCATAGATATATTCAAATATTTTATTTAAATATTAATTATCAATTATTAATTAAAATTTATTAATATTTATTAATATTTAAAATATAGACACATATTTTATTTATATAATATTAATTATGGAATTAAATATATATAATATTCCCCCAACCATTTGTTTAAACATGATTGTAAAAAATGAATCACATATTATTAAAAATACACTTGAAAAACTGTGTAATAAAATTCAGTTTTCTTATTGGGTTATTTGCGACACCGGGTCTACTGATAATACTCGACAAATTATTACAGATTTTTTTAATGAAAAAAATATTCCAGGCGAACTTCATAATAATGAATGGAAAAATTTTGCTTATAACAGAAATATTGCTTTAAATGAAGCGTTTGATAAAACAGATTTATTATTAGTATTTGATGCTGATGATGAAATACATGGAAATATAATTATGCCAAAAACAGTTGACAGCGATGGTTACTCTTTAAATTTTGGTAATTCAGATGGTATTTCATATCAAAGAATTCTGTTAATCAATAATAAAATAAGATGGACATTTAAATCAGTTATTCATGAATATATTAATTGCTTGAAACCGAATCATCAAATTTCATATCTTGAAGGAAATTATTATGTTGTTTCTGGCAGAAACGGTAGTCGAAATAATGATCCAAATAAGTATTTAAAAGATGCGACCATTTTAGAAGACGCTTATTACGAAGCAAAAACTAACAATGATCACATTTATATGCGTTATGGATTTTATTGCGCAAATAGTTTTAAAGATGCTGGTAAAATAGACGATGCTATTAAATGGTATAAAATAACACTAAACAATGAAAATTGGGACCAAGAAAAATATATGTGTTGTCTCAATTTATATAATCTATTTAATATACTTGGAGAAAAGGAAAAAGGGTTATATTATCTTGTTGAATCATTTCATTATGATTTGGAAAGAATGGAGTGTGTTTATTTGTTAATTAAAGAATATTGTTGTAGAGGATTAAATACCATTGCTTATAATTATTATTGTTTAATTAAAGACTTTTATGAAAATAAATATCTTCAAACTAACAATGTTGATAAACTGTTTGTTGAAAATGATAAACCTAATTTTTTTTTACCATATTATATGATTATTGTTGCTGATAAAGTAAAGGATATATATCCAGAAGCAAAACAAACTATTGTAAAAATGTATGAAATAATATTTACAAAAAAATATTGTATTACTGAAGATTTTTTTATTGGAAATTTATTATATAATTTACAATTTTTTATTGATTTTTGCTGCGAAACTGATAATTTTATTAATTCAGCAAATAATTATTTTAGATTTTTACATAAAAACGGTGTTAATTTTGAAAAATGGGATTTTTTATTAAAACACCAATATATAAATGCTGGAATTGATGTGGAAAACTATTTTATTAAAGAGGTAACCAATAAAACGCAAAAATTCTCTATAGATATGTGTAAAAACTCTAAAAATATACTTATTTATACTGGATTTTTAGATTATAAATGGAATTATACTTATATGCAAAATAATGCATTAGGTGGTTCTGAAAAAGCAGTTGCCTATTTGAGTAAATATTTTCCAAAAGATTATAATATATATATTAGTGGAGAAGTTGAAAATGAAATTATTGATAATATACAATATATACATTTGGATGAACTAACAAATTTAATTAACTTGATTCCATTTCATACTGTAATTGTATCAAGGTATATCAGTTTTTATGAAATGTTTAAAGAGTGTTCATATTATCAATCTTATATTTGGGCGCATGATATTTTATTATTGCAATTTGGTTCCAACTTAAATGAAAATCAAATATTAAAAAAATGGAATAACTATATTAATAAATGTATATGTTTAACCGAATGGCATAAAAATGAATTTATTGGTAAATATTCAATTTTAAAAGATAAAATAAGTTTAATTAATAATGGCATTGATTGTCAAAGTTTTTCTACAGAAACTAACAAAAAAATTAAAAATAAGTTTATATATTCATCTAGACCAGATAGAGGGTTAAATATTTTATTAGAATTATGGCCACAAATATTAGAAAACTTACCTGACGCTACATTGGTTATATCATTTTATGGAACATTTTCGTCTGACCAATCAACACTTAAAACAATAATTGATAGTTTTGATAGTATTCAATATCTGGGTAAATTAAATAGTCAACAATTGTATGAAGAAATGGCATCTTCAGAATACTGGTTATATCCAACACATTGGTCCGAAACATCGTGTATAACCGCGCTAGAAATGTTAATGTCAGGAGTGATTTGTTTATATTATCCAGTTGCTGGTCTTGTTGATACATTGGGTAATTACGGAATACCTCTTGAAAAAGATCAAGAAATAGAAACTATAAATAATTTAACTGTTAAAAGAAAAACAGATATAATTAAACGCGGTAAAGAGTACGCGTTAACGTGTAGTTGGGCAAATAGAGTTAATGAATGGATAAAAATTATTAATTATTCAAATATTGATAATATAATATCTATTGATTTAGATAATGATATTGATATAACAGACAAAATTACAATTAAAATAATAAATTTAGAGAGGAGAATTGATAGAAAAAATGCAATGATTTCTAAACTAAATAAAGAAAAAATGAATAACTATTTTTTTTTCAAAGCGATTGATGGTAAAGAATTAACAATCAACAATGAAATATATCATTTATTTAAAAATAACGATTTTAACTTTAGAAAAGGGGTTATTGGATGTACATTAAGTCATTTACATTTATGGAATGAACTTTTAAATGATAGTAATAATGAATTTTATGTAATTTTAGAAGATGATATTGATATATGTAATAATTTTAAACAACATCTTAATTATATTTCTAAGATATTTGTAAAACAAAATTTAGAATATTTATCATTTGACGAATATAATTCGAATAAAAAATATCCAAATATATCTAAAGATATAAAAATATATAATAAAAATATATACAAAGAAGGTCATATTTCATTTGCTTATTTAATTAGCAAACAAGCGGTAATTAAAACTTTTAATCATATTAATACTTGTTCAATAAAATGCGCGTGTGATAATCCATTAGCGTTTGGAAATATATTAAATTATAGTTCATTATCTCATAAAATAGTTAATTGTGACGGTTATAATCAATATGGTACTGATATACAAAATGATAATTATATACAAAATGATTATAATATACAAAATAATGAAAAGTCTATACTTACTATATCATTTTGTGATTGGTGGGAAACAGAATATTGTGGAGGTAATTTTGATGTAAATGATAATTATTTCGTAAATTTACTTAAAAAGTATAGTTATAATTTGGATTTTCAAATTGTAAATCCTCAACAACATCCAGACATTTTATTTTATAGTATTTTTGGAAATTCACATCAATATTTTAACGCAAAACGAAAAATTTTTTTCTCAGGAGAACCATTTGGAAAACGCGATGATGCTGATTTCAATATAACATTTGATAAAAATTCATTAAACAATACAAGGTTGCCACTATGGATTTGTTATTTTGATAATAATATTCTATATGAATCTAATAGAAGATCAAACAATGTATATACAAATCATTCAATTCATTTAAAACAAAAATTTTGTTCTTTTATTGCTGGTGGTCCTGGATCAACTAACACTAGAAAAGAATTTGTTGAAAAATTATCTAAATATAAACGAGTGGATTGCGGTGGTACTTATTTAAATAATATTGGATATAATGTTCCAAGAGGAATAGATTGTTCGGGTAAAGTTGAGCACAATTTGAATTATAAATTTGTTATGGCATTTGAAAATAAAGATTATCCTGGTTATGTAACAGAAAAAATATGTGACGTTTATAAATCTAATTGTATCCCTATTTATTGGGGCAATAAAGAAGTGATAGAAGATTTTAATCCAAAAACTTTTATAAATGCAAATGATTTTTCAAATTTTGATGAATTAGTGGAATATATAATTAAAGTTGATAATGATGATGAACTTTATGCCTCATATTTTAAAGAACCAATATTATCGCATAAATGGATGAATGTGTTTAATGATCCTAATTCTATATATTTTAAAAATCTATCAGATAAAATAATTGGAAATGAGACAAAATTATTAGATAATTATTTTAATACTCACTGTATTCAACCGGGTTGTTGTATTTCTAAAAAATATAAACTTTCGGCGTGTCTCTTAATTAAAAACGAAACTGAGCATTTAAATGATTGGTTAAAACATTATATAAATCAAGGTATTGAACATTTTTTTATCACATCAAATAATAGTACAGATGGAATAGATCTCTTTATAGAAAACAGCGAGTTTAAAAATATGATTACATTAATAATTGATAATCGTGATTTAAACATATATTCTAATTCAAGTTATCATTCAATGATATTATGTGAAAATTTTTACAATATTATTAAAGAAACAACTGAATGGTGTATATTAGTAGATATAGATGAATTTATGTATGGAAAAAATGGGTTCACTCTTTCCAGTTTTATTGATACACTTGATGAAGATATTGGTTGTTACTATGTTTATTGGAATATTTTTAAACCAACACTTGACGCTGAAAATAATATAAGTGATCATTTCTCTTTAGAAAAATCAAGTAAACGAATAAATTTAGATTTGATAACAAACCTATCTTATGAAATTCAATTTTGCTCAAAGTTTGGAAAATCTATTTTTAGAACTTCCATGACAGATGATGATACACAATTATGGATACATAAAGTACCCACATCCGGAAAAATTATTAATAACTATAATACAGCATCTAATTATATTTATGATAATGATGATGTATTTATTTGGTCTGAAGAAAATTATAATAAACTAAATATTGTATTAAATCATTACCCTATTAGAAATAAAAGTGATTACAATAAAAAAATAAAACAATTAGAAAATAATCATAGATATAGTTTTGTAAAAGGCATTATTGAGATTGCCACATTAGATTTTAAATATGTTATAGAGGATACACATATTAATAATAATAAATTTAAAATAGGGTTTTATGATAATGGATTATCAGAGAGAGGAACAACAACCGCATTATATTCTTATGCTGACTATGCTGAAAAATATTTTAATTGTGAGAGTATAATTTTTTATAATAAATATCATCATTCAAATGACATAAAAGTTATTCAAAAATTTAATAATCGTTTTAAAGTATATTCTACTGAAAATTTTGATGAGATTGATAAAATAATTTTAGAAACAAATATTAAATATTTTTATAATACTTGTAATGGAAAACCCATTAATACTATATTAGTTAAAAATTCTATAAATTTAATTCACGCCGTATTTAATATAGAACCCTTTGGAGATATTTATGCTGGAATTTCTGATTATCTAATTAAAAAAAGTAACTATAAATATTTAGAAGCTATCCCGTATATTGTTGACTTACCTCAACATAATGATGATATGAGAAAAGAATTAAATATTCCCATTAATTATTTTGTAATAGGAAGATATGGAGGTTTTGATCAATTTGATATTGAAATAGTGCATCAAGCAATAATAGAGATTTTAAAGGATAATAATAATTTATTTTTTATATTTGTGAATACAAGAAATTTTTATAATCATCCAAGAATAATGTATTTGAATAAAATTATAGATCCATACTCAAAGGTAAAATTTATTAATACTTGTGATTGTATGATCCATGCAAGATCTGATGGAGAAACTTTCGGATTAGCAATTGCTGAATTTTCTACATTCAATAAACCGATAATTACATGTAAAAGTCATATTGATAATTGTCATATTGATATATTAGGAGATAATGCTATTATATATAATTCTAAAGAAAGTTTACTAAATATTTTTAATAATATTGAAACAATTAGAAATAGTAAAACTGATTGGAATATGTATAAAGAATATACTCCATTAAATGTTATGAAAAAATTTCACAAAGTATTTTTAAATAAAGAAGTTTTTTTATTAAACATAAATTATGATAAAATTAAATATATTAACATAAATAATGATAATCCAACATATACAAATAAAAAAGAAATTTATATTGTATCCGCCTTTTTAGATATAAATAGAGAATGTTGGAATAAATACAATAGAACAAGTAAATCATATATTGAGAGTTTTTATAATTATTTTAATTATGATAATAATATGATCATTTTTATAGACGATAAATATATTAATGAAGTGAAAGAAAAATATAATAATTCAAAATATAAAAAGACAATATTTATTCCAATTAATAAAGAATGGATGAAACAACATATTTATGCTTGGACACAACTAGATAAAACAAAGGAAATTATTCAATCACAAAAATATATTAATTTGGTTCAATCAAGAATTAATGATGGTCACCCTGAAAATATTTATCCGGAATATAATTGTATCAATCATAGTAAAATAGATTTTATTCATTACGCAATTACTTATAAATATATTTCAACTGATAATATTATATGTTGGTCTGATTTTGGATTTTTTAATTCAATTTGTCATAATAATATTAATGAATATCCACTTTTTTCACTCGATAAAAATAAAATTTCTCCAAATCATATTTCATTTTTTTTAAGAAATAAATTAGATAAAAATGATGAAGATATGAATTATACTTTATTAAATGCTCCTGAAAAATTTACAGGAAGTTTTTTTGCTGGTCCCGCTAATTTAATGTTAGAATTACAAAAACTATACCATACATGTTTAAATGAACTTTACGATAATGATATTAGTGATGATGATCAACATGTTTATTTTAGATGTTATCTTAAAAAAACAGAAATATTTAATTTATACTTAGATGATACACAGTGGCCAAGGGGATTAGTATATTTTGAAAAACATCCAAATAGGTTTGAATTAATTGAAAATATAATAAAAAATATAAATAATGGTAAATTTGTAGAAATAGGTTGTGATACCGGTAAATTTTCTGATTTTATTTTAACAAATAATCTATCTTCTGTATTATACTCTATTGATCCATATATTAATTATTCAGATTATAATGATAGCATTAATAATATAACTGGTGATGATTTGTATAATTCAACCAATACATTTTTATCACAAAAATACGGAAATAGGTTTAATTTATTAAGAGATTTTTCAAATAAAGTAACTGATATTGTGCCTAATAATTTAGATTTTGTTTATATAGACGGAAATCATAAATATAAGTATGTATATGAGGATATATGTTTATGGTGGGATAAGTTGTCTTCAACTGGGGTTATAATTGGAGATGATGCTGTAGATATGGATGACCATAAACGGAATAGTGATGGAAATATATTTATAGAATGGTTACCGGGTTGTTATGGAGATTATGGAGTAATTAAAGCATTTAAAGATTTTATAAATACAAAAAAATGTTATGGAATAAAAATTGGAAATCAATATATTATATGTAAAAATAGATCTTGTCTCAATTTATAATTAAATATATATATAGGTTATCCTATACATAAAATTACATTTACACCCTTGAAGATTTAAATTGGGACTAAAACAACTTAAAGACAATTTAATCAATTAAATTAGTAATGAATAGTAAGAAGTCTATAATGAATTACTCTTGTAAGGGAATTTCTTCTGTCTTTTAAAAAGGCAAGTGAGTGAGGAAATTCATTTAACCTTTACCCTAAAACTTCAGGAATTTTAGAAGAAATTCCATAACCAAAATTTACACATTCCTGAAATGGATAAACCTTTTGGATTTGGCACGGAGGTGCCATTTTAAATCTTCAAGGGTGTAAAATGTAAAAGATATAAAAAATAATTAAAATTGTTAAAATTGTCAAAATTGTTAAAATTGTTAAAATTGTTAAAATTGTTAAAATTGTTAAAATTGTTAAAATTGTTAAAATTGTTATATTTATAATTAAAATATTTAATTAATTATAAATTTTATCGTTCTGTTGAAAAAAAGAATACCTGAAATAATCTTCCATTTTCTTTTGTATCACCAAAATAGTCCATTGACATATGAAATCTATTTGAATTGAATAATATTAATCGATTAAACACATTTCCAACTTGATCTACTTTTTCCCATTTTGTTAGATCTTGACTACATCTATCAATGTTTTCATTATTTTCTAATAATTCCATATCTCGTTTACATGTGGTTCCGTCATAAAATTTATAAAATGATGTTCCAGATGTAAGAGGAGCGTTTGGGGTTAAATATAACACACCCGCCCAATTATTGTTTCCATCTATATGAACCCATGAACGATCTCTACTTGTTGTATATTGAAATGAACCATTATATATGTTTGAAGCATTCGAACCATCTTCGTTTGGTATTGGAAAATCTGTAATTTTGCCTCCAAATGGTTCCACAAATGTTTGAATTGTTTCTTTCAAATGTTCATTCGCGTATGATATTGTTCTTTGACCAGGATAATTACCTCTAACTAAAAATTCTTGTGTTAATATATAATTTCTTGTATCCAACGCATTATTATAAAAATTATCAATTATTATTAATCCGCACGATGGGTTTCTAGTTTTAATATCATTACACAATATATTATTTGTATTCATAAAAATATATAAATGATTGTTTTTATATATTTTTATATTGTTTATTCATTATTTTATTTAAAAACTTAAATATTATGGAGCAGGAAAAGGTCGTTGATATTTTGGAATTGCCTGAGGTATTGGCATAATAACCGGTTTACGTTCAATTAAATTGGCAGATTCTAAACATGTTAATTCTGGTGTTAATGAAGGTGCTGGATTTACTAAATTTGTTGAATTAATTCCCCATAAAAACGATTCAATATCTGCCGGATTATGTGATAGGGTTGACCAAGGCATTTGACCAGGATTTAATCCATTTCCGGCAAGTTTTGTATTATATGCGTGTCCATTTGCTCCATTTTTATATAATTGCCATGTTTCAATATTTACATTTTGTTTTTGATCTAAACAATAATTACCCGGTGTATTTTTATTGCGAGTTGATGCCATTTATATAATATATTATAAAATAATTATAAATATATTGTATTTAAATTTTATAAACAATTATTTGATAATAATAATTCGGTTGATTTTTGTTTTAGAGAAACTAACAAATCATCATTAATTGTTCCTTGTTCCATTTGCTGGCATATACATTTATGTGTAATATAAAATATATTTTGACTAAATAAAATCAATAATACTAATTGCCTGACTTGTTGATATTGTTCTAATTGCTTTACTTCTTGTTTTTGTGTTAGTACAACTTCTTCTTCTTCTTCTTCGCATTCTTTTGTTTGAATAAATTCTAGTAAATAAGCGTTTATCAAATCATCCGTTATTTGTTTAAATTTTTCATTTTTTATCATTATTTTATAAATATTTTTCATACCTTGATCCAATTTATCATCTAATATAAAATGAACATCAAATACAGACATTAATTCATCTCTATAAAGTTTACTACATATATCAGAAACATCTTCTAAATTATAATTAGTTGTTTCTTTATTATTATTAAACTTTTCTATAAGCTCAGTTTCAATATCATTATATTTAACATCAAATTGGGTGTTATACATTAAATATAATAATGGGTTGTCTTTAAATATATAAACTAACAAATAACATTATTTCAATTATGGAGCTCCTTGTCCGGATGTATGTGTTGTATAAAAATCTTTATCTCTTGTTAGTTCACGTGATGGAACACCTCCTCTAATCCACCCTTCTGATGCCATCCCTTCAATCATTAAACTTGGATTTTGTATATTTTGTTTTACTTCAGGTATCAAAGGTGTTGTATGATATTTTAAATAACTTTTTTCAGTTAACCTGGTAACACTGCGTTTGTTAGTTATACCTTCTCCTTGTTGTATTTGAGATTCTAATATAGGATCAACAGAACCTCTTCCTAAAAACGGGACCGTGGCAAATGGGCGTCCAAATAAATCGATTCGTGACTTTGGATTTGTTTGAATTCCACCTATTAATAATCTCGAACTATCATCTACATTACATCCACCAGATCCCATACCAAACCCACCCGAATAATTAATACATGGTTGTGTTGTGGCGAGTGCCTTTGCGTTTTTCATATCACAATCTTGAGCAAAAAAGTTTTGAAGAGTATAACTACACGCTTGTGAATTTTGAATTGAATTTATATCTTGAGAACAACTATCATTTCCTATTCTTGACATTCCATTAAATGTAAAATCTGAGACATAAGCCATTTTATATATAATATTATAATATTTTTCTTAATTTAATTATTATTATCTTTTTTGTTTCAAATATGGATATTAATGTGTTTTTTTGTTTCTAAATGTCTTGTAAATAACACTTCAACTAAACAACCAAAATCACATTTATTACAATAAAATGTAAATTCTTTTTGTCTTTCTTCTTTTGTCCCGTGCTTGTTTAAATAATGTAATTTTAGATTTGTCGTTTTAGTTGGTTTATAATCACACAGATCACATTTATTGCTTAATATCTTATCACATCTTTCTTTACGTTTTTCTCCCGTATGTTTCTTTGAATTTATATGATCATTCCAGTGTGATATAAACCCACACTTGAACTGACATTTTTCGCATTCAAATTTAGAGTATTCCATTCTTATTAACTATATAAATATGTTTTTAAATTGATTTAAAGATATATTCTATATATAGAGTATAATGACTGAACTAAAATATTCTTATGAGAATCTACAAAAGTTTTGTAACGAAAATAGTATTGAACTTTGTAAAGATTATTCACATGAGATTGTAAGAAGAGAAACTAAAATAGAAGGAAAATGTAATAATGATGGGTGTGATGGGGTGTTTAATAAATCATTTAGAGAATTACTTGAAAATAGAGGATATTTTTGTAAACCTTGTTTTAATAAAATTATTGTTAATAAACGAAAAAATACTTGTATCGAAAAATATGGTGTAGAAAATGCTGTTAAGACTGATGTTGTTAAAAATAAAATGAAAATAACCAATTTACAAAAATATGGAGTAGAATATTCATTTCAAAGCGAAAAAGTTAAGGATAAAATTAAAGAAACTTTAATTGAAAGATATGGGGTTGATAATCCAAATAAAAATACAGAAATAAGAGACAAAGGAAAACAAACTTGTCTTGAAAGATATGGTGTTGAACATATTTTACAAAATGAACAATATAAAGAAAAATATAAAAAAATAATCATGGAAAAATATGGTGTTAAATATATTTCACAAAATGAAGACATAAAAAAAAAAAAGATAGAAACATCTTTAAAAAGATATGGAGTAGAATATCCTATTCAAAACGAATATGTTAAAAAAAAAAGAATCGAAACATCTTTAAAAAAATATGGAGTAGAATATCCTATTCAACATCCAGAAGTATTGGATAAAAATATAAAAAGTTGTTACAAAACTAAACAATATATATTTTCTTCTGGTAGAATCGAATATATACAAGGATATGAGCATTTCGCATTAGATGAACTTATTAATAATGAATATATTAATGAAAATGATATTATAATAGGAGCAAAAAATGTTCCAAGTATTTGGTATTTTGATAATAATGGCAAAAATCATAGACATTTTGTAGATATATTTATACCAACCCAAAATCGTTGTATTGAAGTTAAATCTATTTGGACAGCTGAAAAAAATAAACATAATATATATTTAAAACAACAAGCAGCTAAAGATTTAGGTTATAAATATGAAATATGGGTTTATAATGAAAAGAAAGAAAAAATAAGTTGTTACGATTAATGCTCTAAGGATTAATCCATTGCCAATTCGATTTTACACGCATCATAGCTCCTTCGGGCGTATCTTCTTTACCTGAATAAAGTGCTCCGTATAAATATTCAGAATAAGCTCCTTGATCATTTGCAACCCGCGTATTAGGTGTAGAATAAAATCGCATCATCGATTTATCTTTTTGAAAATTTTCATACAAATCTCCGTATAATTGTTTGTTAGTATTGATGATACTTGGGTTCAACATTTGAGTTTGTTTTTTGACTGCCTTATCAATATCATCATATACAACTGGATTAAAACTTGGTGCCGCTGCTCTTCTATCAGGTGTATCGCCGATGTCAGTTAATAATACATTTCCAAATGGATTTTTTTTTGTGGTTGGATGAAAATCGCTTCTTAAAACGCTTTCTAATGTAACAGGATCTCTTAACATTTGAGATGAAGTTAATTCAGAAGGTTGCATAGATGAATTAACTGAAAATGCTTCTTTCTTTGTTAATGAACTAACAAGTTGTTGTTTTCTTAATTTATATAATGTATATAGTATTGCTAATGTTAGTGTTCCAATAATAATTAAATTAAAATTTCTTGTAAAAATAAATCCTAAAATTGTCATAATAATAACTAGTCTACTGATTGCGTTCAATTTACTTTCAAATTTCATTTGTTGTTTAGGCCAAATTTCTAAAAGACTTTCTTTATTAAATAATATTGTGGGATCATTGGACCAAAATGGAGTTGTCATTATATATTATATAGAATTTTAAAAAACTTATATAATGTTTGTTAATTATTTCTTTCCTTTTTTGCCCTTTTTTTCATTTTTAGTTCCTTCTTGAACAGGCGGTTTTGTTCCTCTAGGTGTTTTCTCAACCTTTTCTCCGGTACTAAATATTTTTATTAATTCTTCTTCTGAAATAGTTATTTGTTGTTCTTGCTTGATTTCTTGCTGTTGTTTTTGCTCTTCTTGTTGTTTTTGCTTAAGTTCTTGTTTTGCTTTAAGTCTTTCTTTCATTTTTGCCATTTTCATATTTTTGTTTAATTGCGCTTCCATTGCTCCCATATTTACCTTCGCTCCTTTACCTAATCCAGGTATTCCCATTTGCGAAAACATTTTCTGCATATCACCCATTCCTGGCATATTTTTCATTTTATTTAATAATTCCATACCTTCTTCCATCAATTCAGACTCTTTAATTTCACCTGACTTCAGTTTTGCGTCTATTTTATTTCCTATATTTTTAACCATATTCATCATTTTGCCCGGATTTTTAAATAGTTTTTGAAAAACGTCCTTTGCATCTCCTGTTTCATTTATATTTAAATTTAAATCTTCAGCAGTTTCTTGCGCTAATTCTAATGCTAATTTACCTAATTTACCTTCCATCATTGAATTAATATGTTCATGAAGTTGTTCTGCGTTTGGCATATTTTCCATATTAATACCATTTAATGATGCGTCTGTAAAATTTTCAGAAGTATTGTCAGAATTAAATATGTTTTGCATGCCTTCTAAAGTTTCTTCTAATTTTTTCTTAAGTTCTTCTTCATTAATAACTTCAAATAATTTTGCGGTATCTCCTAATTCCGAACTGTTATGTACTGTTCCTATAACTGAAAATAAAATTAATTGTAGATATTTCCAAATTGTTTCTTTTGTATTTTCACTGATGTTTAGATTCCAAAGTTGCTTAAATACAATTCCAGGTAAAAATTCAGTAGTGTGTTCTGATTCCTCTGAAAAAAGTTCAACATTTTTGTATAAAATATCAAAAAAACGTTCAGGAAATACTTTTATACAATGCCTAAAAACAACTAATGTTTCTTTTTTTTTAGTTTCTTCATCATTTAAATTATTCCACCATCTTGAAACAATACCTGTGTATTCAGGAAAAGTAATTAAAATATCAACAGTAAAATCATTAATAATTTTATAAAACTCATCTGGTGGACTTAATTCTTCAATATTATTTGGATTTTCAGTCATTTGTATAAACTTAATAAAAGAAATATATTTAAATCAAACTAATTTAAATATATTAAATTCTCAAATATATTTATTTGTTGATAGTAACATTCTTGGCAACATTTGTTATAATTTTATTGATATTTTTATCACTTTCTTCCTTGGTCGAACCATTCATTGAGTTACTAACAATTTTTAAATATAAATCGTTTTTCTTCGAGTCGGATTTGACACAATCAGGATATTGTTGAACCCATTTATTGATTTGTTTGATATTTTGGTTAGCAATAAGTTTAATCGCATTTGTTAAAATGGGTTTATTTTCGGTATCTTTTGTCCATTTATTATTGTCTTTGATATATAATATTTCACGTTTAACATCGCTACAATGAAGTGGTCGCAAATGTTGTTCAATATTATTGAGATTTTTAATAAGTATATTAGATATTCCTTGTATATATCCAGTTCTTCCAACATGTTCTAAATCATCTAGTTCCATCTTGATTGAACTAACAAAATCAGTTATATTCATAGCGTCTTTACATGTTTCATTTAAAAATACATTGAGATTGAATGTGTTGTTAGTTGTATTATGACTATTATTAGTATTGTTAGTTATAGTTGATTTAGAAGCCATATCAATAATTTTGTGTTGAAGTTCAGTGTTTTGTTTCAAGAGATGAATAACCAGAGCATTTTTATCGTTTATATTGATACCGTCGATGTATTGTATATTGTCAGTAATACATTTTTTTTTGTGTCGCCATAATCCTGCTCTATCATTATATTTTTTCTCACAGTTATCGCAGTGATATTTTGGCGAGCATAATTTAGCATAATTTTCGTTGTTTTCGTTGTTTTTATGTTTTTTGCTGTGGCAATGATTTTTAAAACTGCTTTTTTTACTCGTAGTATAGTCACATTTATCACAATAATAATTGGAGCATAAAAAAGCATAATTTTCGTTGTCATTTGTTGTCATATTTTAGAATAATACTTTATTTCTAAATATTTTCTAAATATATTTAAAAAAAATATGGTAACAAAAAAAACAGCAAAAAAACGAAAACGAGAGCATTATCGTCACAAAGCGACTTCTGTGTGTTTTTTCATAAAAGTCTTTTGGGTTTTCAATTTTGGACATTTATAAATGTCCATTTTTCAAAACCTAATTTACTTTTTGAAAATTTTTTATGATTGAAAGTTTCACCCATTTATTTAAATAATAAATCATGACGAATATCGCTTTATAAATAAAATATAAATATTGGTTACATTTTATGATGAAGTCATATTTATAATTTTATATTGAAGTTCAGTATTTTGTTTCAATAAATAAATTACCAAAGCATTTTTATCATTAATATTAACTTCTTCAGTTAATTTTTTATTGAATAATAAACATTTTTTTTTATGTTTCCATAACCCTGAATTAGATATAAATGATTTTCCACAATAACACTCATAATTTATTTTTATTGGATTTTTATCGTGTTCATTTTTATGCTTATTAGTAGAAATATGTCGTTTCCAATCACTCAAATAACAACATTTGAATATACATTTTAAACATTCGTAATTATTATTGCTTTTCTCGTTTAAAGTTGTTTCCTCGGTTTCCATAAACCATTTTAATATAATGTTTTTAAGTAGATTTATAATATAATATATTAAAACAACTTAAAGAAAAAAGGTTATTTTACGCATACATACAAAACCCCGCTTTTGTCAATAAAATCGGACTTTTTAAACTAACTATTCCAACTCTCAACGGAGTTGTTTGATATTCGCACATATAACGCTAAGTTATTATTGAATAATTTATTTCTGTATCTTTCTCGTATTGTTTCAACATGACTATTTACTATTGAATACCCCATTTCGCCTAATTCAATATCAACTACTTCTATTGAATTATACCATTGTATATTTAATTTTAAACGCACTTCTGTATCTATATAGTCTAACAATTCAGATATTGTTAAATCATCTTTTATTTTATATATTCCTATTATTTCTGTATATGGGATCTTACAGTAAAGGTCAATCGTGTTTGACATTATAAATATTATTATATAAATACTTTTTTATATAATAATTAAAATTCAATTTTTTATTGTTGAACTAATATGGCCAATTTCGATAGGTTTTGTATATATTTCATTGTTTTTGCCTGATTTTCAGGCGACATATTTTTTATTGGACTTCGTAATCTATCAATCGATTCCATAATTTTATCTGAATTATCGTTTTTGGCTAAATCATTGGCATAGTCTTTTGTTAGAAAAAATGTAATGTTACCTGCTTCTATCTGTTCTTTATAAGGAGTATAAACATATTTAATCCAAATTCGAACAATTAACTTTGGATTTGCCTTTCTTATTGCTAAAAGTGCGTTTTTTGCTGTTAAAATATCTGTATCATCTGGAAATACACTTTGAATATCATTTACAAATTCATTAAAATGATCGTTAAAAATGGTTACAAAATTTGTTGTCATTGTGTTATATTTAATATATATTTATTCTTTAAATAATATTTTATATAAACTATTATTATTTAATGATTATTTATAATTGATATTTGATAATTCTTCTTCTCTTTTTCGTTGTAATGATTCAACACTCATTTCACCTTCCTTAAGGTTATCATTTTTATATTCAAAATCATCTTGAGGTAATTTCATATTCATATTCATTGACTCACTTAATGTAACATAGTTATGTATTTGTCTTAATCCGCCATCGCCTTTTACACTTAATTCGCTATCAGACTGATCTAAAAAACTAAACATATCTGAGACAATACCACCACTACTAAATCCACCAAAAGAACCAAAACCATCTTGAAAGTTTACAGGTTCCATATTATTTTTTGTTGCTTGTTGAATTTGTTGCGTCACTTGTGGTTTCAAATATCTATATATGTCATCTCCATAAATAACTTTATAATTTTCTTTAAGTAACAAAAGTGCGGGTACGCGAGTAACACTTTCAGGCATCAATAATTTTTGTTCGTTTTGTAATATAATAAATACTTTTCCATTATTATCTTTTATTCTTTTATCAATACATACAAAGTGAATATTGTTTACATTTTGTGTTTTACTTACAATTTGTAATAATTTTTTAGAAGGTTCACAGAAATTGCTATAGTATAAAATGCAACTCATTTAAAATATCATAAGTTTTTTCCTATGAAATTTTAACTAATTACCATTATTTAAAAAATTGAATTTATTTAATTCAATATTAGAAATATATAATTATATTTATAGAATGGCCACTAAAATCAGCGAATTAAAAGAAGAAGACAGAATTATGACTTTTACTATTTCTAATATTGATATTAGTTATATAAATGCTATAAGAAGAACAATATTATCAGACATACGAATATGTGTATTTAAAACAACACCATATGAAGAAAATAATGCAACAATATCTTTTAATACTTCTCGTTTACACAACGAAATTGTTAAACAACGGTTAAGTTGTATACCTATTTGTATTAATAGTATTGATTTAAAAAATACTTTAGAAACAATTAAAAATTATCTTCTTGTTGTTGATGTTGAAAATAATACTGATACAACAATGATGGTTACAACAAAAGATTTTAAAATTCTAAATACCGCCACTAATAAATATTTAGAAGATGGAGAAGTTAAAAAAATATTTCCTCCATTTATACCGCCTAATGGAAATGGTGAATATTATATTGAATTTCTTCGTTTAAGACCTAAAATATCAGATGAAATACCAGGAGAAAAAATTAAATTAACATGTAAATTTACTATAGGAACATCTCGTGAAGATAGTATGTTTAATGTTACCGGCACGTGTTCTCTTGGATTTACACCCGATTACGAAAAAATGGAAGAGCAATTAGAAATTCGTAAACAAAAATGGAAAGATGAAGACAAAAAAGAGTCTGAAATTGTGTTTGAAGCTAAAAATTGGAAACTTTTAGAAGGATTAAGATATGTGATAAAAAATAGTTTTGATTTTATTATTGAAAGTGTGGGAATTTACCCTAACGAAACAATAATTATTGAAGCGTGTAATATATTATTTTCAAAAATGGATAATTTAAAAGAATTGATAAAAAGTGATGAAGTTGAAATTAAACGAACAGATAATTTATTAGAAAACTGTTATGATATTACTTTAGTTAATGAAGATTATACTGTTGGAAATATATTGAATTATGAAATATACGCTATATTTTATTCAGACCTAAAAATAGTTGATTATGTTGGATTTAAAAAAATTCACCCTCACGATAGTGATAGTATTTTAAGAATATCTCTTGTTGATCATACAAAAGGCATATCCGCGATAAAAACAATGTTAATTTCTGTTATTGATGATGCTCTTGAAAAAATTACTAATATAAGAAAGTTATTTTAATTTATAATGATACTAAGATGTTTCAATAATATTTTTTTGTTCACTTGTGAGAGTGTAATTTTTATTATTATATTTTACATTTATTTTAACAATAACTGTAAACAAATCGCATTCACCATATAAAAATTCGGGTCCTTGACGTGTAATTATATTATATTCATGTTTTTCATAAAGTTGACAGTTTGTAGAATGAATTTGTGGAGTATACTCGTGTGGTTTTGAAAATATATTATCGTAAATATAGTAAGTTATTTTATTTATTTGTACTTCTTCTAAAGATGTATTAAATACGATATGACACATCAATTTACCATGATTTTCTGAAGTCCCAGTATATGGTTGAAAATCACACCATGGATATATTTGTTTTATTTTTAATTTATTTGTTGGAAATATTTGATTATTTGTTAATAAAATATTTTCTAAAAAGCACATTTGTTATAATATATAAAGTTATATTTATGTTATTTAAATATATATTATTTTTTCTTAATTTTGTACGCTATTTGTATCTATAGTATGTTTTCTTATATTATAATTTAAACAATACATCAGTAAAGACGGATGTAATTTATTCACATAATTAATTACTTCTATTTTCGTTATATATAAATTTTGTGATCTCAAATTATTTATAAAATGTTCATGAAGTTTAAACATATGTGTTCTATATTGAGCAGGATAAAGACCCAGTTTTTGTTTTTTTTGTATATAACAAGAAATATAATTTTTATGTAAATTTTCTGTAAACATATGAAGTTGGTCTCTAAAAGTAGACATTTCTTTTTTCGTTTCAGGATAATATTTTAAAAATTCGGGTAATTTACCAGACTGTCTTAAACATAAATATTGATACTGAAGTTTTGGTTGGTTACCCCTTAATTGTCGTATTTCTTCATAAATTGGATTTCTAAATTTACTTCTTTCACCAGTCAATGTATTTTTAATAATAACACCCATTACAGAATATGGAGTATTCCCCGAAGCAAATTTTTCAATTAATTCTGTATATGCTGAAAAGTCATATGTTTCGGGAAATTTTAATTGAGTAGAATTAAATAACCCAATTTGTTTAATATGATATAAATTGTGTTCAGAAACAATAATACTTTCATTTGTTTGAATAATTTGATAAACTCCAACTAAATATAATTGAGGTTTATTGAATGGAACAACAATTCTATTTACTGGATGTTGTAAAACAAAACTATAACAAAATAGTGGATTTAATAATTGAATATTAAAATTATTATATGCACAAGCGTCCATAAACATTTCATTAAATGTCATACCGGAATCTTTATAAAAAGAAACATTAGCACCAACCGTGTTTCGAGTAGCTATTTTCCAACACTTGCCTTCTTCGCAGGTTGAGTCAAAAAATACATTTATCATTGTACCTTCGATAAATTCTTCAGCAATAATATTTTCATTTTTTGTTGGATAAAGTGACATAAAATTTTCAGCAGATAATGATTTTGGAGGAGAAAATGCTAATACTTTTTGACCGGTGAATATAACTGAACGTAAAAGTCCATATGTATTAATAAGATCAGGGCGAAGAAATTCTTTTTTATATTTAACAATTATGTAATCCTTATTAAATTCATCATAATATTGTTGCGATGAATAATATGTTGAATGATCTGTTTTGAGTGTTTCATAATTAGGAATTATACGTCCAGTATTGATTAAGTCATTAAATCCAGTGATATTAGAAAGATTATATGTAATATGATTATACGTTAGATTATTCATGATTATATTATAATAATACCACAAATTGTCTTTAAACTGGTTTAATAAATCAATTAATTATTATAATAACAAATTAAGGTTATTATAAAATATAAAAATAACTTATTACAATATATTATGAATAATAATGAAGAAAATTTGGAATATAAAGATGAAGAAAAGGGACAAGATGAAGAAAAGGGACAAGACGAAGAAAAGGGACAAGACGAAGAAAAGGGACAGGATGAAGATTTAGAAGTTGATGAAGGTATTTTATTAAAATTGGGTGATATTATATTAATAACTGATCCGTCAAATGAAATACTGAATAACAATATTTTTTTAATAGAATATATTGATAATAGTAGAATAACATTAGTAAATAGTGAGACATTTGAAAAAAGTGTATTAAGAATATCATCAGACGGATTAATTGGTGATGGTAACATTAATTCAATAAAAGTTATAAGTAGTAATCCGAAAAACGGATATGCCAGACAAAATGATTTATTACCGGGAACTTGGATTAATATTTATTTCGGAGGTGAAATTCCAACAATAATTACTGGCAAAATTACAAATCTTGAAGAAGATATGATTGAAATAAGAACAACAGATAATGATGTGATATATATTAATTTTGCTTATCAAGGAATACCGGAAGATTTACCAATTGAAACATTTGAAATAAGACCTGCTATTTCTGATAAAGAAGATGAATTACAAGAAGGAATTAAATTAGAACAAGGAATTGAAACACAAGAAGAAGGTATTGAATTACAAGAAGAACTTGAAGATGTATTTCAAGAAGAAGAAATTGATAAAAATATTGTCAAAGAAAAAATAAAAAAAATGATATTTGATATCAATGATATACAGTTTGGTGAAGTTGTAAATGTTGAAGAATATATACAAATTGATAAAGATAAAAATAGATATGGTATTGAAAATCAAACAAGTGATTTATTAGAAGAAATGCTCTCTACACTTCCAAACTATAAACGAACTAACAATGTATTAAATAGTATTCATATTATGATTACGCGTTTTTTACAATTGCGTGAAATTTCGTCAACATTCGATTTAAATAAAAACATTACGGGAATTATAAAACGTACAGCTGATGATAGACCATTAGCGGAGTATTTAGCAGAATTTAAAAATAATTTATATTGGATTATGATGGTTGCGAAAAATGTTAAAAAAATATATCCGGATACAAAAACAGATATGATATTTAAGCAGCAAGATGACTATGAACCCATATTTATGAATGATGAATTAAATGAAATGTCTTCATTATATATCACAAATCAATTAAATAGAAATACCAAATCAAAATATTCAAGTTTTACATATAAATCGTTTGAAAAATTTATGAACCCATCTTATTCGGTTAATCCTGACGTAACTAACAATGTTTTTTTGGAACCCAATGGAATTATTATTGAAGGAAATGTAGAATCAGATATAAATGTAATTATTGATAACTTGGGTGATTTTTATTCAACTGTTGTTGCAAATTCTGAAATTTCAAACAGACGTTTTGTAATACAAAAATACAATTTAGCATTAGAAAAATTACACGTTGACAGTTTTAAAGGTAAACATATGATATCTCGTCGCGTAAAAGTAGCGCCAAATGATTCTATTTCAATAAATTCAATAATTACACTTCCTGAACCAACTGTGCGTTTTTCACAAGTCAATTTACCAGGAACAAATTTGTTAGTTAAAGCAAACTTAAATCTACATTTTTTAAATTATTGGCAATTACTCAAACAAAAAACAAATCTTACTAAAATCACTGTGGACGGATTAGAAAATGAAATTAAATATACTGATTCAAATTTTGTCGATAATATTAAACAATATTTATTGGATTTAACCGAATATGATAAACCAGATAACATTAGCAATTTAGATATTTATAAAATATTTTTGAAAACTATTATCCCAAAAATAAGAGTGTTATTTACTCTTGTTAAAAAATACATAAAAGGACGATTATCTTTGGTTGATGTTGTAAATTATTTAGAACCATTTATGATTTATCCAATAGACTTAACTTATATGCAATACAGAGAGATCAACAGTTTTATTTATGAGAAAATAAAAGAATATAACATTAAGTTCAAAGAATACAATACACTATTTTCTTCATTAAGATATTTGAAAAATTCAAAAAATCAAATTCAGTCAAATAGTAAATATATATATTTAAATCCTTTATTTTTTATTTTGGAAACAACTGCTATTGTAAAGTACAGCAATAAAAAAATAATGGATATGTACGGATATGACGACCATTATTCTATGACAATCAGTGGTTCAGAATTTCTAAAAAATGTAACGGTTGCCGATTATGGAAATTTATTTAACACGGTTGCTTCATATAATAATCTTTCATTAATGTTTCCAACAAATCTTAGCAATGTATTTGATAACGATAAAGAACGTATGAAAAAAATAATAGAAAAGGATAAAGAAATTGATAAATGTTCATCTTATATTATTGCTAAGAAATACTATTCAACAGAATCATTGTTATCTGATAATGAAAAACCAATTTATTTTGATAAAGAGTTCGATACAACAAATTATGATATCATTGAAGAAAAATACAAAAAACAAAGAGACCAATTATCATCCGAAGAATTTATATTTTACTTGACAGATGAATTTATAAAAAAAAGTAATATGAACGAAGAAAGCGCAGAACATATGGCAAACACACTTGTAAATCAAGCAAAACGCGTAAGAGAAGGTGATTACGCTTTATTAATATTAACAAATGGAAGTGAAACAAATGAAAATAAAAACGCGGATCAAATGGAATATTACGTAAGAAATAATGATATGTGGGTATTAGATAATGAATTAGATAAAGAAATGTTTATAAAAGATAATGATGTGTTATGTAATATAGATTATAGTTGTATGTACAATACTTCTATAAAAAAAGAAGAAACAGCAGATAATAAATGTATATCAACAGAAGTATCTAAGGATGCTATAATACAAAATACTTTAAAAGATATTATGGATCAATTTGATAAAAAATATGACATTTCACAAGCAGAATTAAACACACATATCACAAATAAAATAGAGTATTACAATAATTTATTTGAGAGACTTCAAGAAATCAAACAAAAACAAAGATTAAAATATAATGATATTTACTACAATTTGGGATTATCAATAAAAGATGAAATAAAAGATAAAAAAATATCTCCATATACAAAATTACGTGATTTAATTATGGGACAAAATGATTTTATAAAACGACAAAATGATATTGTTCGTTTTGTTTCATTATATTGTTATCAAGGTAATTCTTTAACTCCCAATATAAATGATGGTGAAATGGAAAATGAATGGTGGTTATATTGTAATGAAACAAACACAAAATTATTACCGAAATTTCATCATATTTTAGCATCAACATTTATCAATAATAATAATAAATATGACGATGTATTGAATGAATTAAAAAGACAAATTGGAAAAAAATCTGACGATGGAGATGCTTGGGTAGATGAAAATAGTGGAGAAGTAATATGTTACATTGACTTTGACGTGTCGGAAGAATATAAAGACGGATTTGTCGATATAAGTAGATCTATTATTGAAAAAGACGCGGGTGAAATTATATTAGAAAAACAAAAAGACAAACATAAAGAAAAACGTTTAAGTCCAGAAGGCGAAATTGTCTCTAATATTATATCAATTTTATCTATTAATATGGGAATAAATATAGAACAAACAAGAGAATTTATTATACGTGTTGTTACTGAACTGATGAGTGATACAAACATTATAGAAAAAGAACCGGCATACAGAAAGCGAGAAGAAGAAGCAGCAAAAAGAGGTAAAAAAATTCCATCATATGGAACCGTTTACGCTTCTGCTATTTTATATTTAACTTTAGGTCTGTACTTGGTCGGAATACAAACAAGTATTCCTTCTGTAAGAACACGAAAAACTGCTCCTGGGTGTGTGCGTTCATTTTCAGGATTTCCATTTGAAGGTGAGGGTGATAATAGTTCAGTAAATTATATTGCGTGTGTTGCGTTGAAAAGTCGAGATCCAACTACAATTCCTTGGAATGTATTACCTAAAAATGAAGAAAGAATTATAACTTTGATTAAATCCTTTATCATAAGATATGTATTACCTCACGGAGAAGTACAAGAAAAAATAAAGGAAAAAACAGAATATTTGTTAGTTAATCCAGAAGAGTTTATACCTGAAGAACACGATTTATCAAAATGGGTTAATTTTTTACCTCCTTTGAAAATATTTAAAGTAAATCATTTACAAAATATATCTGATGGATTTAGTGATGAATTAAAAGATGATTTACATATGGGAAAATATAAACAATCAGATAAATTATTAACAATTAATTCAAAAATAATTTCATTTTCGTTTGCGATTCAAGAATCAATTCAAAAATTAGTTGAAAAGAAAACGTTATTATTGAAATCAGGTGGTCAAACTTATATGGATAATGCGTGCTGTAATGAAAGTGGAAATTCTGCTCAAACATCTCTACAATATTTTATAAATGACGACCAAAATATTGAAAATTATAATAATATTGTTATAAGTTTAACATCATTAGTACGTGATATTAAAATATTAACAGAGGGAGCAATGATGTTATCAGAATATAATAGTAAACGCATTTTTCCAGCAGTTTCAAATGATTTTAATGAAGAAATTATTTATCGCGCTTTTATTATTTTATGTAAATTTCAATCATCTGTACCTTTATCAGAAGAAATATCAACAATATGTCTTGACAAACCAGATTATTTGAGAAAAATGGATACAATTCAAGAAAAAATATCAAAATTAAAAAGAGACAATAGAAATTATACAAAAGAAGATTTTTTACGTTTATTTCAATTAGTCAGTAGAAATAATATAATTAAACTAACATTTGGTAATAAAAATATAACATGTATTGATAATTTTAAAAAAATACTGGTTCAATTAGATAATGAAAACAATGAAAATGTGTCTAAATCTTTCAGACAACACTTAGAAAATTTAGTTGAGACATATGATGTTCTTATTGAAGAGGATACAAAAGAGATGAGAAAGTTAAAAGATTATCTTCAAACTTCAATAACAAAAATGAGAAATGAATTGTTAGAATTTATTAGGTCAAAGGCAGAAATAGGTCCACTTGAATTAAAAAATATGACAAAATTTATAAAAGAAATAAGTATTTGGAATTTTGATAAAAAAGAAGAGATATATGATAATAAAATATCGGATGATGGATTGTACAATTGTATTAATTATTTAAAAAGTTATATAGAATTGTTAGTTGTTGTATTTCCAACAATGATTATTAATGAGCAAATACAAATGATTGAACCGCCAAAATATTGGGGGTTAGCGGTAGATCATTCAAATGATATAAAAGAAATGGTATCTGATTATTATAGACCTATTGAAAAATTTTACGGAGATACAATAATGAAAAATGTATTAAATGAAATAATGATAACAAGTAAAGGTACATATTTCTTGTCTCAGAATACTCCTGTACTAACAAATATTAAAATAGGAGATAAAGAAGTATATAATGTATTTGACAAACGAATAACAACATTATTATATGAATATTATTTCTTATCAGTATTTACTGATTATATGTATTTAACCAAAGAACCAAAAATGGTATCAAAAATGTTAGTTAACCCAGAAATAAGTGAAACAGATACATTTTCCGCTGATTTTTTGATTGATCAAGAATTAAGATTTGCTGAAGTTGAAAAAGAATTTATTGAAGGTGATGTAATGAAATTAAATAAAAATGTTGCGAAATTGTTAGTATCTTATTTAAAAATAATGATGAAATCCAAAAAGACTATTAATGTTTCGTATGAAGATATACAAGATAATGTATTTAAATTAAAAGAAGCCGAAAAATACGATTTTACAGATAAATTAAGAGATATGACAGATGATGCTAGAGCAGTAGATACTATATTAAAACATCATAAACTTGGAGCATTATACAGTTTAGGTATGTCAAAAGGAATAAAAGAATATGACCCAGAACATTTTGAACATGATAAAAAAATAGCAGAAAATGTATCAAAACTTCAGAATAAATTAAAAAGAATGAAAGGTGCTGTTGATAATATGGAATTAGATGATGCAATTGATGAAATGACAACGGATCAAGATATAAATATGGATTTAGCAATGGATATGAATATGAGTGATGATTATGATGATGGAGATCCTTGGGGTGAAGAAACTGAAAATTACGGAGATTATGATTAAGTAATTAAATAATTAAATAAATATATTATAAAAAAGTAATAGTTATAATATATATGTTAAGAACATTTACAAGAAATAATACAACATTAGTGTCAATAGTTTTATTTTTATTTATTTTTGGATTTATTCAAATGTTAAAACCAACTTTTTTATACAAAAAGGATGGTTCAATAAGAGAATTTGGTGTTGGTTATAAAAATAAAACAATTTTGCCATTATGGTTATTTTCAATAATTTTAGGAATATTAACGTATGTGATAGTACTATATTATTTACAACATTACGTATAATTTTACAACGTATAAATTTTACACAGTATAAGTTGTAGAATTATTTATATCTTCTTGTTTTTTAGTTTCTTCTTGAGATTGAACATATGCTTCATGATCTGATTTTAATTGATCAACACTTTTAACGCATCCTCTTGTTGCTAAATTATAATATACAATTGATGAAATTAATATAGCAGTATATACATACCAAAATGCTTCTCCAATATTATCTTTTAATACAACTAAATCTAATAACTTTTGCTTAATTACTGTATCTTCAAATGAACCCGGAGTCATCAAAGGATTTAATATATTCCAAATATCCAAAAAATTATCAGTATTTATTTGATTTATTAATATAGATTTATTACCACAAATTTTAACAATTGCTTCAGCAGCCTGTGTTAGTTGTTTTTTTTGTTCATTATTTTCACTTTTAGCAATCATTTCATTTAAATCTGTTCCTATTAATATCGACCCAAAAATATCATTTGCTCCTCCGGCAACAACAAAATATCCAATAACATCAGCAAATGCTCCTTTTAATCCTGGAAATGTAATTAAAACTAACAATAATATTCCAAAAATAAGAACCCACGGAATAAATGTAAATATTGCAGCTGCTCCGATATTTTTATCTAAAGACCCTCCGCATTTAGTCATTAAATACCCTATATTTAAAAATAATTGCGTTACAACAACTGCTCCCAAATAAAATGCTAAACTTTTCATTTGTTTATTATAAAAAATAATCTTATTATCATCATTAGATAAATCATTTAATGTTAGTTGTGGTTTACCTACACTTGGAAATACAAAATATATAATAGTTATAATAATAAAAAATAACAACGATTGAAAAGATATATCCATATAGTTAATTGGTATAATTTTTTTTTGTTTTTTAAAGGTATTTAATAATGAATACTTTTAAAAAAGAAAATATAAGACCAATGTTAACTGAACCCGGAGTAAAATATTTTATCAATGAAACTCTTAAACAATGTCATCAATTTAAAGAAAAATATAATAATTTTAATTTTAATATAGGATTGTTAGTTGTGTTTTTTATTATTTTAGGAATATTATTACTTTATAAATACAAGGGTAAATTAACACCAGAAGAAATTGAACAAAAAGAATTACAAAAAAAACAATATATTTTATCAAAAATTCGAAATTATCAAGACGCCAAAGTTAGAGCACAACAAAAATTAATAACTGGGTTGCCTCAGTGGGAAAATGAATTTGATATAATAAATGATACACCAATTAATAAACTAAAATAAACAATAAGAATATAGAATAAATATATAAGTATAATTTATAATGAATAAACGAACAAAAAATACAGATATGGAAATAAAAACAGAAAATATAACACCTTTGGAAGCAATAAACGAATTTTATTTATTAAAAAATATATATGAACAGGTGTATTATGATATATATATAAAACCAATAATAAAAAGAAATAAATCAAAAAGAGAAAAAAAGGTTGAATTTTCTAAATTACCAAAACCACAATGTGTAAATTGTAAAAGAAATGTTAAAACATTATTTACAATTCGAAGTGATATTGAAAATAATATAAAAAAATACACTGCGAAATGCGGAGATATTGAAAATCCTTGTCCGTTGGATATTCAAATCAATTATGGAATAAGAGAAGATATGAATAAATTTATAACATCAGGTTTAGGGTTCATTGATGATATAAAATTAAATATAATTAAAGAGAAAAATAATGCAATTTTTTTCAATAAAAATGTAATTGAAATATTTGAAAATCTCTCACAAGAACTGAAAGATGAAAGTGATTATGCTGGAATAATGATAGAAACTAACATACTTAGAAATGATAATCCAGAAAAAAAAATGTTATTGAAAAAAAGTATAAACGAATTTGGAAAAGATTTTGTACTTCCATTTAAAGAAATGATTAAGAAATATGATGAAACAAACAATGAATTGATAATTAACCAAGCTGTAAAATTTTATACAAATGAAATGATACCCAAATTAAAGGAAATACAAGAATTAAAATATGATGTAAATATGGTTGAGTATAATGAAAATGAAAAAATTTATAAACTGTTTCAATCCCCCATTTCATTAGTAAATAATGAATACTTTTACAAAGGAGATGATAAAATTGTTAAGTTTGTAATGGGTGTTAAAAAGGAAAAGAAAAAAACAAGAAAAGAAAAACCAAACAGCAAAAATAAAACAAGAAAAAACGCATTAGTTGAACTTGTGTTAGAAGAAGATGATGAAGAGGGACAAGAGGGACAAGAGGGACAAGAGGGACAAGAGGGACAAGAAGAAGAAAAGGGACAAGAAGAAGAAAAGGGACAAGAAGAAGAAAAGGGACAAGAAGAAGAAAAGGGACAAGAACAAGAAGAAGAAAAGGAACAACAACTTATCGAAACTCAATTCGAAGACAAAGGAGATGTTATTCCTGTATTTGATGAGTCGGGTAATGTCGACTGGGGTAATAGTGTATACAATCGGTTATGGAATAATATGCCTATTCAATTAAAAGAACTGCTTTTACAAGATAAAGATTGGTTAATCAGTTTTGTTAATGATTGTTATCGAAAAAGAAAAAATGGAGAACCATGTGTATTGGGTTTACCAAAAAATATAAAATTACCAACAGATGATGATATTGTTAAGTACAATATAACAAATAAATATGATTTTAATTCGCCAGTCATCAATAACCTATTCGATAATATAAATTATGAAGCAAACAAAGCATATCAAAAGAGGTTATTATCTTTAATATACACTGAAGATAAACTTAATGAATGGATGACCAAAAATGGTATGGATATAAATAATTTGAAACAAAGATATGATGTCAAATATGGCAGATTTAATTCACAATTGGAACGTTTATTAGCAACAAATGCTAAATTTGATCGTGGGTATTTTTAAAAATATTTGTTAAATATATATATATGTTAAGTAATTATGTATCTTTGCCCGTATTTTTAATTAGTTTTGGAATTGGATTATTATTTATTTATATTACTGGTCCTGAAATTAAAACTGTATATGTTTATCCAAGTCCTCAAAATTATTTAAACACTCAATATAAAGATAACGTAAATCAATGTTTTCAATATAAACCGGTTGAAACAACTTGTCCGATAAATCCATTTTCAATAAAAACAGTTCCAATTCAATAATATTTTTATATACTAACATAATATATAAATGTATTTAGATAAATTTGTTCATAGCTACACGGGTAAAATTATGATGTCAATTATATTAGGAATTGGTTTAGCAACATTTTTTAGAACGGCATGTAAAGGAAAATATTGTAAAATTGTTAGATCACCTCCTCCCGAAGAATTAGACGACCAAACATATAAATTTGATGGAAAATGTTATAAATTTGAAAAAGAAGCAATAAATTGTGAGAAAAATAAAAAAACAGTTAAAATTGCGTAAATTTTAGAATACTTGTTTATTTATATATAATATGTCTGAAATTAACACAACAAGTATAAACGATTTACCAACTGCGTCTTCAATTGGCGGTAATATTAGTATAGATATAAATGAAACTAATAAAAATAACGGTTCACCTTCTCAAGGCACGCTTACGCTCGATCAAAGTACAATTAGTCAAATAGTCAATGGACTTCAACAAGCAAGTTTATCTGGAGCAACACAATTACCAAGTAGAGATATACCATTACAAACAGATCAACTAACAAGTGATATTCAAGTTCAACCTAATTATGTACCTCAAGCAACCACAAAAGATTATATAAATGATATGAGCGATGATATACATCATTATTATACTGCTGAAAAAAATCAAAATTCATTAGATAATCTATATGATGAAATACAAGGTCCATTATTATTAGCAGTTCTATATTTTTTATTTCAATTGCCTTTTTTTAAAAAAAATATATTTAAATATTTTCCATTTTTTTGTCACACTGATGGTAATTATAATTTTAACGGGTTAGTATTTACATGTTTATTATTTGGTTTTATTTGTTACTCGCTGTCAAAAACAGTTAAAAACTTATGTAAATTTTAAAAACTTATGTAAATCATAATAAAAAATAAATTAAATAAAAAAATTGAAATATATTTGTTATTTAATACTTATAATAACTACTGTTAATTTAAATATGTTTCAAGAAATTGCCAATAATGATGAAGAAGAGTGTTGTTCTATTTGTTTAGAAACGATAAATAAAAATAAAAATAAAGTCATAACAAATTGCGGACATACATTTCATTGTATATGTTTAATTAAGAATGTATCTATAAATGGGTTGGCATGTCCTTACTGTCGTACCAATATTACCGAAGAAGAAAACACAGATGAAGATATAAGTATTGAAGATTTTAGCGTCGAAGAAGATTCAACAACAGAATTTAATTTAGCAAATAACGCTATTTCAATTGATAATATGAATATTGTTGTTTTGGAAAATGAAATATATATGAATGAAGCAAGACGACTAAATCAAATTGAGTATGAAGAAAATATCATAAATGAATATGTAAATCAAATTAATATTGAAAATTATATGGAAAGGATACTTTCATATCACGAATCGCGTCAAACTAGACTACAACCATATACGAGTATTGAACGATATAGACAACCTCAATTAGAATTAGAACGTCAAAGTAGTGGAATAACAAATATTGAACAATTCAGACAACCTCAAACAGAATGGGAACGTCAACGTAGAGGACTACGACCGTATATAAGTATTGAACAATATAGACAACATCAAATTGAAAGGGAAAATCGACAAATATTAGCATCTAGATTTGCCAGAGAACAAACAGAATGGGAAAATCAACGAATATTAGCATCTCAATTAGCATCTCAATTTGCCAGAGAACAATATGCTAGTGCTTTAGATCATAATGTATTAAACCATCGAGCAGCAGCTTTTTTTGGAGCGAGATTAGAAGAACCACGACAATTAATTATAGAACCACCACGACAATTAGTCATAGAACAAGGTATTCAATCAGCACTTCAAACAGGTAATATACGACCACGCCGAAATATTAGAAATAATAATAGATTTCAAGTGCTTTCCTATTTACGAAACATATAATTATTATTAAAACATATCATCTAAGTCAGAAAATTTATCTGACGATGTTTCCCAATAATTTTCTTCATAATTAAATGAAAATATATTTCCATTTGTATGTTTGTAATGTATACAACTATCATCTGTTGACCAATTATCACTTTGTTCTTTTAAATCATTGAAAGATAAATTGGGATAAGTTTTTTCAAATATTTTTTTTCTAATTGATAAATCATTTTCTTTTTGAATTTGTTGTTTTACTTGTTGTTCTGCTTTATATGTTGCTTCGAAACTGGGAAAATTATTATTAAATTCAGCAAGGTTCATAATAAAATTATGATATTTTATCTTTATATTATTTTATCAATAATATAAAAATAAATGCGTAAAATCATATATTTTATTATATTTTTTCATATAAATGAATTATTCTTTTTTACCTAAAAAGGTAACTACATATTATAATATATATGATAGAACTTGTATATATTGTTATACAGAAAACTGTTATCCAACATTAAATGACATAAGTTGTAAATCATTTCATTGTCCCAAATGTTTGAAACAATTCATATCAACAAAAATAATTGAAAAACATGTTAGTGAAAGAGAAAAATATGAAATATAATAATATATATTTATATATTAATATGTTTAATAATTTTATAAATGAAATATCTCAAAATCAAGCAGATATTATTAAATCATTTGCTATTTTTTATTTATTGTTAGTTGGTAATTATATAGGATCAAGTATATTTACTTGTCATCAAATAAACTATATAAAACAACATAAATGGATTCAACTATTAATATCTTTTTTATTATTTTATTTCTTAGTTACACTCTTATCAGAAACAGGTAAGTTGGAATATACTCCTCCAATTGAGAAATTGGTTTATTCAATATTTTATTTTATAGGGTTTTTAATTGTTATGCGTTTAGATATGAAAATCTCCGCATTAGTTCTATTACTTATTTTTTTTATGTATTTTTTAGAATTGAACAAAGATTTTTATTTAGAAGGAGGAAGTCAAATAAAAAATACAAATGATCAGGATATATATAATAAAAACCAATATTGGATAACCTTCAATTGGCCTTATAAAATACGTTTATTTAAAATTGACAAAAACGATTTTACAACTATCAATCAAATTGAAACCATTATTTATTATTTTATTATATTTTTGTTAGTTATTGGGTTTATATCTTACGGAGGAGAAATTCGTGATACTTTAAAAAAATCAAAACATTTGAGTTGGATAGATGTAATAACAGATACAAATATATGTAGATTAAAAGATCGTAAAAGTTTTATACATTACTTAAAAATTGGAATGGGTATAAATGTATATTATTAAACCATTTAAAAACAATATGTTACTATCTATAAGAATAAAGGTTTAAAATGTTTAATAATCTTCAAATTGATACCGTTACAAATAATATATTGAATATGGTTATTTTTGATAAAATGAAAATAGGAAATCCAATAATTGATATGATTGTTACAAGTATATGTTTATCACTTATTACAATATTAATCAAAAAAATGAATATTTATTATACAAACTTTGACAAAAATTTAAACATTATTGATTTAATTTATAAAAAAAATATTATAAAATATCAAGGTATTATATCTATATCAAACAGTTCTTACGATAGCAGCGTATGTTATTCATCATCATTTAGCGATAGTTTTAAATCATTATGGTATTTTATTATTAAAAATATTGAAAATAATAAAAGTATTAATGAAATTACCGAATATATTGTCGAACATAAAAATATAAACTATGAACTGATAAATGCTTCCTGTTACATGGTTACGCAAAAAAATAAATTTATAATTTGTGAGAAGTTAGATATATATGCTCAAGTTATGGTTGAAACATCAAGTAGAAATGACGATAAATCTATAATGAAACATCAACACGATACAATTACAATTTATATTTTTTCATATAAAAGTGATATTAACACAATAAAAGAATATATAGATAATTTAACAAATACATATTTAGCATTATTAGAAAATTGTAGGAAAAATAAATTATATATTTATACCTTGTTGAAAGGTGTTTTTGAAAGAAATAAATACGAAATATGGGATGAAGTTCATTTTTTGAGTACTAGATCATTTTCTAATATTTTTTTTAAAGAAAAAAATGATATTATCAAAAAAATAGACTTTTTTTTACACAATAAACAATGGTATTATGATAAGGGAATCCCATATTCATTAGGTATTGGAACATATGGACCGCCCGGAACTGGAAAAACATCACTAATAAAATCTATTGCCAATCACACAAATCGCAATATTATTGTTATATCTTTGAAAATGATTAAAACAAAAATACAATTGAATAATATATTTTTTGAAGAGTTTTATAACGCAAATAATAAAAATAATATCGGTTTTGATAAAAAAATCATTGTTTTTGAAGATATTGATTGTGTTGGAAATATAGTTTTAAATAGAAATGATAAAAAAGATATTGATTTTGTGATCAGTGAAAAAATAAATGAAAAGATGTGTGAAAATGCTGAAGAAGATTTTATTACATTGGATGATATATTAAATTTATGGGATGGTATTCGTGAAACATCAGGCAGAATAATTATTATTTCATCAAATCATTATGATAAATTGGACCCGGCGCTTATTCGACCAGGCAGAATTGATATTACTTTAGAATTATCATATGTGTCACATTCAATCATAAAAGATATGTATAAACATTTTTTTGAAGAAGAAATAGATGATAACATATTACAAAATATTAAAGAGAATTTTTATACACCGGCAGAAATAACTAATATATATATGAATTCAAATCATGATAAAAATATATTTATTGAAAAAATATTACAGAATATACATATATAATAGAAAATGATTTAAAAATAAAAACATATTGATTATAATTATGAATTTACATAATGAACACCCAGTTCAAAATACTATGTTATTAAATGAAATACGTAATTTTAATAAAACATCTCATATTTTAAAAGAGCAAAAAAATGAAATACTTATGGGACCAAATCATCCTATTTTCAGCAGTGCATTAATACCGGAACAATCACGTAAATATCTTCAACCACGATTTGATCCAATTATTAATCCGGTTGTTTATACAAATACTGATCGTATTCATTTAAAACTTGGAGAACCAAATTTTGATCATTTACATCCTCCCAATTTTAATTTTGGAGATTTTATTTAGATCTTATATTCATTTAATTTTAATAATCACATATTAAAATTAAAATAACTTTATTTTCTTTTTGCTGATTTTCTTTTCACTGATTTTCTTTTTGTATTTCTTTTTTTAGTTTTTCTTTTATGTTTTTTTCTTTTCACTTTGCCTCCTAATTTGCTTTCTGATAAATCAATAGGAAAATATTCTATATTATATACATATTCTCCTCCTGCTTTATTATCTTGACAATGCTCTGCGCTCATACCTTCGTATCTTTCTGGATCATCCATAATTCCATAACTTGCAACTGCTTTTAAATTTTTTATTCTTTCTGGATTTAAAATTACACATCTAATAGCATCATTTTCAACTATTTCTTTAATTTGAGATAATTTAACAAGACCACCTAGTTGAATAGCAAGTTTTCTAACAGAAAAATATGGTTGTGTTACTATTACATTTCCGGGTCTAATAGTATTAAAATTTTTACATTCAATATAGTATTGAAGATTTTATTTCTTCAAGATCTGTGTATAATTTTTTTAATCTACTTTTTGTATATAAAACGTCAGGAACAGGATCAGGATTTTCATTAATTTTTTTATAAAATACAATATTATCTTTATCTTCTAAATAATTTGATATTTTAACATCTTCATATCCTACATAATCGAAACCAACATCAGTTGAAGGATTTATTGTAAACTCTGATTTTTTTAAAGGTTCTAATGGATAATCGGAAAAAACTTCTGATTGATTATCATCTTCTGATTGATTATCATGTTCTCTCCAAATATCTGGATAATTATCTTGATTAAAACTGGTTGCTCCCATAAACATTTCATCCTTATCTGTTACACTTGATACATCCCAATTATTTATCGGTTGATTAAAACTGGTTGCTCCACTAAACATTCCTGGCATACTTCTAACTTTTGATACATTCCATGTATTAAGAGGTTGATTAAAATTTATTGCTTCTTCAAACATACCTGACATATCTATTACATTGGATACATTCCATCTGTTAAGCAGTTGATTAAAACTGGTTGCTCCGCTAAACATTTCACTCATATCTGTAACATTTTTTACATCCCATTTAGATTTATTATTAGGCATAACTAATGTATTTATTGGTTGATCAAAACTGGTTGCTCTCATAAACATACGTGACATATTTGTAACATTTGACACATTCCACGTATCTAGAGTTTGATTGAAATTTGTTGCTTCTTCAAACATACCTGACATGTTTGTAACATTTGATACATTCCATTTAGATTTATTATTTGCTATAAATATTGTATCAATTGGTTGATTAAAACTTGTTGCTCCTCTAAACATTTCTTTCATATTAGTAACTTTTGACACATTCCAATTATTTATCGGTTGATTAAAATTAGTTGCTCCTCTAAACATTTCACTCATGTTTGTAACATTTGATACATTCCATTTATCTAGCGGTTCATTAAAAAGAGGTTTATTATAAAATAATTTTGACATATTTGTTACATCGTTTACAATCCATTCATTTATTTGTAAACCTGGTGGTCGATGTTCTAAATAAACTTCTTTGTAATATTCATTAACAAAATGATGAATATCTCTATCGTTTACAGATAATGGCATTATATATATATAATATATTTATTTATTTATTTATATATATCATAAATTTATTTTTATAATATTTATCATTTTTACATGAATGATGACATGTAATTCCAAATTTACTTACATACAAATCAGAGTTTATTTCAATAGATTTTGAACACAAAAGACAATTTTGTGAAAATACAATTTCAGGTATTTTAAAAAAAATAGAAAAATTACTAACAATATTGCGCGTACTATAATCTAAAACGGAGTCAGTTTCAGATACGGAATCACAATCAGAATTAGAATCGGTATCACTATTTTGTTGCGATATTGGTTTTTTTTCTGATATTTCAATAATAAATTCTTCTCCAATATCTTCTTTTTCAATTTCAAAACTAATTTGATTTTCTTCTGTAATACGAGAAGCGTGATATTTTTTCATATTAGATATTTTATATATATCAATATAATCATTAATGTACGCTAAATTCATATTACATGACAAATACATTTCCAATAAATACGGATTAGTTGATAACACATTTTTTCCATAACTTACACCATATTTCATACTATATCTGTAAAAGTTGTCCATATCGTCCAAATTACAAATATGATACATTTATTATATTTAAATAAATGTATTCTTTATATTCTTTTTGTAAATCTAAACATTTATATCAATAAATACATTATAAAAATTATTATGATATAAAATATAAATACGCAATACCAAAACTTTTTTTCTTCTTTATTTATAATATCATTTGGTAAATTATTTGGTAAATTTAAACTATATAAATCATCATTATCCATGACAAATTCATCATATCTAACTTGAAGATATCCATTTGTCGCTATATGCGGTGGCGCAAAATAATTTGAAATACCATCTATTTTATTTTCAAAATAATTAATAATTTTGTGTTTTTTTCGATGTATTTTTAGTTTATATTGTAATATTTTTTTGTAAAACGTAAACGTGCGATTATTATTATTATCATAATTATTATTCAAATAAAATATTTTATTATTCCATATACAACGACATATTGGACACGTAATAGTATATTTATTTATTGAAACCATTTGGTAAAAAGACACAAATGAAATATTGTGATTACATTGATTACATTTACAATACCATTCATTTATTTTTATAGGTTCAATACTTATTGGACATTCATTATTTATATCTAATGATGTAATTTGTTTACTCACATATAACCAATTTTTAAAAAACATATGGTCATTGTTATTGATATTCATATTCATATTTATATTCATATTTATAATTTATATTTACAATTGTAGATAAATATAAATCAATTTTATATTATTAAAAAAATATCCCTTTACGTTTTTTTGTTTTTTTCTTTCTAATATTTTTTCGTTTTGTTTTATTTTTCTTTTTATCTTCATTATCTTTGCCATCAGTTGGTCTATATTTTAAAAACCACGAGTCATATTCCGCGTCCTTTTTTTTATTTTTTAATTCATTATATTTATTCGCCTTTTCTGCTCTCATTTCTTCAACCGTTTTTTGATGTCCTATACAATTTATACTAAACCGCTTTAGTAAACCTTTTTGCGCTAATCTGTTTTTTTCTTGAACATCAAATAAATATTTGGACATACATAATATACGATCTTTATCATAATATGGTCTATTTACATATAAAAATGCTAACCAAAAATTAAGCATAGTATCAATCGTTGCTATTTTTATACTGTAACCTCCTTCATTTATAACATTATAACTGTGACACGCCAACGGTTCGTATATAAATACTACTGTGTCTTTATTAACTTTTATTTCATAATGAGGAGCAATAATTTCTCCAATACCCGGTCTTTTAATAATCTTAACATTTTTAACATTTATATCTGATAACCTTTCTTTAATTATTTGAGCAGTAAGCATTGGTTCTTCAGATAATACATCAAAATCGGGTATTTTTTGTAATTTATGTTGTAATTTTTTTGGCATATATTGCGAATACATAGATAAAGCGTAACCTCCAAAAAACACAGCGCCTTGATCTATTAATGTTTGTTGAACATTTTCATAAATATTATCTGAATTATCTATTTGCGCCATTTGACGTTGAAAATTAACTGTTGAACATTGATTTGCGGATAATGGATAGTTTTTATTCAATAATGTTAATCTTTTTAATACCTTTTCCCAACGACTTGTATCTCCAGCAGGTCGAGATAATTCTAAAAACATATTCATACGCAATAAATTTGGCGGCGAATGTAATATTCCCGTTACTTTTACCGCTTCCTTTTTTATAGCGTTAAATAATTCTTTGGGTATTTGTGTAATATCAGCAACGGGAATAAAATTAACATATACTTTATATGTTCCATGATGTTGACCTGATTTTGCCTCGACTTCTTGAAACCCAGTTGAAACATATATGTCAACTAATTCTTTCGCATCATTTAACGCATCATAACTATAAAAATCATAATCTGGGATTTCAAGATCTTTATTATAGAATTGGTCTTGTTTTGGTAATATAGAGTTAATGCTAATTCCTCCATAACAAATTAATTGTTTTTTTCTTAAAAAATTTTCAACAATTGAAATAATATTTTTCATTTCAGGTGAATTAACTGTTTTTCTTCCTTGTTGTTCTTCAGCATTATCAACTGCTGCTCTTAATATAGCTAATTCACAATCATCAAATGTCATCTTTTTATCGCATACATATTTCATATATATTATATATATTTAAAAAATATATATTTAAAAACTTTTTAATATATAATTTTGGTTATACCTTTTTTAAAGGTATAAAAAGGTATATTTAGATATTAAACCTATAAAAATCCGATTGTACAGTTCGCTCCGCAAAAGCTAATTCTGGATTTTGTGGAGGAGGTAATGGAATAGTTTCTGGAATATAACGTAAATGTAAAGGTTTTAACACAAAAGCATATCCATTATTATCAAAAAACATATTATTTTCCTCAATATTACTATCTAATTCTGAAAATCTCATTGCTAAAAATTGACATCCCATTTCTCTCATTACAATCGAACTTGGATTATTTGGATTAGACCCTTTATAAGGCATTCCTATCGTCATATTTTGTTTATTATAATTTACCAATTCCTCTTTTGACGGAGTATATTCAATATCATAATAATGATATGATCTCATAAAAACAGATTTGCTTGTCATATTAATAAATTTATAAAACTCGGGACATTCTAAGACCGCTGAATTACTTTTTTCAACAATTATAATAACTTTTCCCATAAGACTTCTTAATTCGACATCTCCAAAGTTCTGACCATTATATTCAGAATCATACTCTTTACCTAATAATATAGAATTATAATTTTCCAAAAGTAAAGCAAAATTTTGATACATTGTTTGATTTGTACTTTTAATGCGAAGATGAATAATTATTGGATCTGAAGAATTCGGCGCAGTTGATGTGGAAAAAGCATAGTCACGAATAACATTCATAGCATTTACAAAATTAATATAATTAAATGTTTCTTTTATATAAAAACTATCACTTGTTGAAGTTGCTATAACTGGTTGATCATCAATAGAAAATATTTCAAAATCAAGACATCTTACACCTTGTTTTAATAAGTCTTTCATTACACAAAGATCAACAAAATCGTTTTTATAATTTCCTCCACTACAACAATTGTAAGCGGACTTAATATAATAATCTTTCAATGTGTAATTAAATTTTTCATTATTATCAATTGATCTTAATTTTCCATTTAAATTACCATAAATAGAATCCATATAATTACAATTTCGGTCTCTTAAACGAATATAATAAAAAATATATATTATGACAATTATACAAAACACAAGTGTAATCACACTAATTAATAATGTTTCTGTTGATGTTTTTAATTGAGAAAACTTTTCAGTTAAAGTTGTCATATTATAATATATATACTTTTTAAAAAAGTATTTAAAAAGTATTTAAAAGTTTCCGGAAAATATTATATAACTCAAAAATAAACCGAAAAAATTCTTTGCGAATAAATCCAATATATTATAACATGCGTTTTTTGTATAATAAGGTAAAATCGCAACTACACCATACAACGACCAAAAAAAGAAAAAATACCAAAATAATAAATAACCAGGTGTATTTTTGATTACATAATTTTTATAAATCATATAGTAATATATTAAAAATGGTATAAACCCTAAAACAACACCAAGTGAAACAGAAATTATTTTCATTTCACCTAAATATCCGAATAACAACATTAACCAATTTAACATTATTATTGGTATAATGATAGATGAATTCTCTTTCAAAAGTGTAAATAATTCTAAATCATTTGTTTCGTTATTTGTTTTTTTATTTAAATAAATTAAATATAATATCAATGTTATTAACATTGTCGGTGTTGTAATAACCCAATCTATATATCTTTTAGGTGTTACATTTATTATTTTTGTAAAATTGTACGCTAACCAAATATAAAATATACCTTCAATAATTTGTACAATAAATTCAAATAACAATAATTCTTTTATTAACGAATAAGCAGATGGAACTTTTATAAATAAAGCTACCATTTCAATTCCTCCCGTAACTATTTGAACAATAATTGATATTATCAATGTAATATAAAAAATATATTTTGTATCCATACATTTATAAATTATTTTTAATATTTTATATAATTACTTCATCCGATGTTGTTTTTTCATAATTTATTTCAATAATATTTTTTAATGTTTCATTTAAAAAAGGCATTACGACATTATATGTCATTTTTATATAAAAAGTTGGATTTATTATTATAATTTTATTTAAATTTGCGCTAAATTTATTTGAAATAAGTTTTGTTATCTCAATTGCTACATTTATTTGTAATGCATGAGTAAGATTAAAATTGAAACTGTCAAAAATCCAAATCCATTTTTTATCTTTTGGTATTTCGCTTAAAACACCGTCATAGTGATTTAGAATACTTTCAACATCATAATATAAAATTGCTTGCGACGGACAAGTATAATAATATATTATATCATTTTTTTCTGAAATGTTAGTTAACGAATGACTAAGAGGTTGTATTTTACATAAAGGACATATATATGACATTAATTATATAAAATATAAAATATAAAAATATATAATATTACGATAAATAAGTAATTAAAATATATATTAATATAGTATATAATGCCAGGTGGTCTTTTACAACTTGTTAGTCAAGGACAACAAAATATAATACTCAATGGAAATCCAACAAAATCATTTTTTAAAACCACTTTTCATCAATATACTAATTTTGGACTTCAAAAATTCAGAGTTGATTATGAGGGATCAAAAACATTAAGATTATCAGAAGAATCAAGTTTAACATTTAAAATACCCAGATATGCTGATCTTTTAATGGATTGTTATATATCAGTTGCTTTACCAAATATATGGAGTCCTATTCTTCCACCTCAACAAATTACTGAACAAACTACCTCACAAGGTCTAGGAAATATTGAACAATGGGCTCCGTATGAATTTAAATGGATAGAAAATATTGGCGCTAAAATGATTTCAAAAATAAGTATAACTTGCGGTAATTTTACATTACAAGAATATTCAGGCGATTATTTATTAGCTTCTGTTCAACGCGATTTCAATAATGATAAAAAAGAATTATTCAATAAAATGATTGGTCAAGTTCCTGAACTAACAGATCCGGCAAATTCAAATTCTCGTGTTAACTCATATCCAAATGCTTATTATACAGGAGATTTAGCGGGACCAGAACCTTCAATCCGAGGTAGAATATTATATATTCCATTGAACAGTTGGTTTGGATTAAAAACACAAATGGCATTTCCATTAACATCACTTCAATACAATGAGTTACATATAAATATCACATTTAGACCAATTAATCAATTATTTACTATTCGTGATGTATTTGATGCGACAAATAACTATCCAAATGTATCTCCCAATTTTAACTTGTGGTATATGCAATTTTATCGGTTTTTACAACCACCTCCTGATGTAATGATTGATATAAACTCGTATTCAGATCAGAGAACTTTATGGAATTCTGATATTCATTTAAACTGCACCTATTGTTTTTTATCGAATGGCGAACAACGATTATTTGCTGTAGACGAACAAAAATATTTGATTAAACAGGTTTATGAAAGAATTATACCAAATGTCACTGGACCAAATAAAGTACAATTAGATTCATTGGGTATGGTTTCAAATTGGTTATTTTATTTTCAACGTAGTGATGCTAACTTAAGAAATGAATGGTCAAATTACACGAATTGGCCATATAATTATATTCCATTAAATGTAATACAAGCACCAACATCAGGAAGTTATACAATATATAGAACAATAAATGGACAACTAACACCCGTTGATATTGGTCCTGGAGTTAATCCTGATGGAACACTAACTGGTATTGTAATTAATCAATCGTATAATCCTCAAAATGATAAATTAATATTAATTGCTATGGGTATATTATTAGATGGATCTTACAGAGAAAATATACAACCTGCCGGAGTATTTGATTTAGTTGAAAAATATATAAGAACAACCGGCAATGCTCCTTCCGGATTATATTGTTACAATTTTAGTCTTCATTCAAATAACGCAGATTTACAACCATCTGGCGCCATAAATATGAACAAATTTAATCAAATTGAATTGGAATTTACCACAATTATTCCTCCTTTAGACCCATTTGCTCAAAGTTTAACTATTTGTGATCCCGTTACGGGTTCAATCATAGGAATTAATAAAAGCAGCTGGATGATATACGATTATAATTTTGATTTACATTTATTTGAAGAAAGAATAAATATGGTACATTTTATGGGGGGTAATGTTGGTTTAACTTACGCTACTTAAAAAGAGTTGCGTTTGATGCTGGAGGTGTTGTTTCATAAAATAGTCCTGTTGATGATACAGTTGTTGGATATTTTATTTCAAAAGATGTCATATTTGTATCTGTATTTGTATCCGTATTTGTATCTGATCCTGAATTATATTTATCAGCAATACTTCTTTTTTTATTATACAATTCTAACCCTTTATTAAACGAATCCGTCCATAAATCAACACCTTCGTACGGTCTTGTTATCTGAGCATTTTTTGAATCCGGATATATTTGCGCAAAATTAATATTATGATTATTATAACCCGTTGTTAACGGACTATGTTGTAATCCTTTCCCAGCACCGTCATATGGATCAACCTCTTTTGTTTGACACTCTGATTGTTTTGTCGGTCCCGGATTACAACCTTGACAATCAATATCAGACATACATTGTTCTTTTGTTAGTAAACATTTAGCATTTGGTCCACAAAAATTTTTACAACTTACAGGATCATTTATCGGTAAATTTACAGTGTGACTGTATTGAGGTGAATTCAAATTATTATAATCTATTCGTGCATCTTCAGGATAAGGTATTATTTGTTGTGAATATTTCTCAAATTCTGTAAGTCCCTCTACAATTTTTAAACTGCTACAAACTGAAGAACCATATATTATAATGAACCTAAATAAAAATAAACATAAAAATATATATATTATTGTATATTTAAAATCGAGTGCCATATATACAATTTAGATTTTATTTATATCATTTGAATAAAATAAATAAGTATTATAATAATTTAATATATATTTATTATAACTAATGTCAACAACTGAAGATACTAGCGCTATTGATGAAAAGAAAAACGAAGAAACAACCACTTCATTCACTTCGTCTGATTTTAAAAATTTTATGATTAATTATTTATTAAGTATTGTTTTCACCATTGGGATAACTATTTTTATTATTGGTACATTTGGATTGTATACAACTAAAGTTGCACAATCTAATATTTTACCTGATAATATTGAGTTAGCACCATATACCGTTTTTGATCGAATAGTAAAAAATGAACCAATTGATATAAATATTATGAGACCATCTTTATTTTCAGAAAATAAAGATACATTATCACAAAAGGCATTATTTAATTCTCAAGAATATTTAGACAGTTTTAATAAGAGTTTTTTATGTACTTTAAAAAAAAATGCTCAAAATCCTAATGACGGTTTAAGCGCGAGCGCTTCATTATTTTTCTCTTCAGTATATGATAATATTGTTGCTAAAAACTTTCTTGCTATAAATACTATTTTTTATAATTTAAGTCACCTTCCTGAGTCAGCAATTATGTTTATTTATGGATTTTTTGGTATATTTTTATGGATTGGGTTATATTTTTTTAATATTTGTATTAGCATTTTTTATCATATTATAAATATACCACAATTATTTAGAAATGTTTCTGCTGAAAATGATACAAAATGGGAATCAAGTGAAAATATTAGTTTTTTTAGCGTAAAATTATTAATTTTTTACTTTATTTGGTGGTGGATTGGACTAATATCTATATTTATAACACCAGCATTTTTTACATTTTATGGATTAATATCTCCATTATTTGCAACCTATAAAGTTAAATCAATTAATAAACAAATGAATATTGGCGATTTTATTATAAATACTTTCGCATATAAACAATTTTTCTTTATAATTCTTGCAACAATCAGTTTGTTTTCAAATGGAATTTCGTATTTAGGAAGTAAATCTATTGTTGGCATTCTATTTGCTGTTGCTTTTGCTTATTTCATGGGATTATATACAAATGAAATGCCTTCACAAAATATAGATGGTTTCAGCATCAAAATAAAACAAAATATAAAACAATCAACGGTTGAACCTGTAAATTTTAAACATCCTGAATTAGTTGAAATTTGTAAACCTATTCCAATTGATGATCCAAAAATAGAAAATAAAATTAAATCAGGAGAATACAGAGAACTAACAAAACCAAAAGAAGTTGGAGGTCAGATTAATGAACAACCTGTGGTAGCAGTTGAACCATCTGCTCAACCAATAAATAATAATGATAGTTCAACTTCATTAGTACCACAATTACAATATGGTGGTAAAAAAAGTAAAAAATATAATATCAGATTTGTTTAATTATTGAAAAAATAAACAATTTAAATATTAATTTGTATTTATATTTAAGTATGAGTAAACATAAAAATAAAAACAAAAAAATAAAGAAAACAAGGATATATCCATTTGTTAGTTTGTGTACACCTACATTCAATAGAAGACCTTTTATTCCGTTTTTAATAAAATGTTTTGAACATCAAACATATCCAAAGGATAGAATTGAATGGATCATTATCGATGATGGGACTGATCCGATTGAAGACCTAATAAAAGATATACCTCAAGTCAAATACTTTTACTATGATAAAAAAATGCTTCTTGGTGAGAAAAGAAACTTGATGCACACAAAATGCTCAGGAGATATTATAATTTATATGGATGATGACGACTACTATCCTTCGGAACGCATTTCACACGCAGTAGACACATTACAAAAAAACCCACAATATTTAATTGCCGGTTCATCAGAAATGCATATATATTTTGATTCGAAAAATACAGTATATCAATGCGGACCATATAAACAATATCATTCAACCGCCGCTACATTTGCTTTTAAAAAAGAATTATTAACTCAAACCAAATATGATGATAATGTTGCTTTAGCAGAAGAACACAAATTTACAAAAGGATATACTATACCTTTAATTCAATTAGACCCATTAAAATCAATATTGGTATTTTCACATAAACATAATTCATTGAATAAAGAAAAACTATTAGATAACCCCGAACAAACAAAAACAATATTGTCACATTATAATGTTGATGATTTCATTAAAGACCCCATTTTAAAACAATTTTATATGTTTGATATGAATACTCTTTTAGAAAAATATGAACCTGGAAGACCTGAAAATAAACCGAAATTATTAGAACAAATTAAAAAAATAGAAGAAGAAAGAGCAAAACGATTAGAAGATCATAATAAAATGCTACAATCACAACAAAAATTATTATATAATAAAAACAATGAAACACTTTGTAATGAATATGAAAAAAAACTATCAGATAAAAATATATTAATAAGTGAACTGCTTAAAAAAATTACACAACTAACAAAAGAAGTTAATGAACTTCGTAACACCACAAAATAATATATATATTAAAATAATATAAAGAAATATTACATAATAATATAATATAACATATCGATATGTATTACGACGACCTTGTAGATGAAAATTTTAATGATGAATCATCAACTGAATGGAGATTAAGACAAAAAGAAACTGAGTTTGCTCTTAAGAAATTAGATAAAAATTATAATAAGTATACGCTTCCATTTAATAAAAAATGGAATGATGGAAAATATTATAAGCGTATCACAATTGAGAATTACGGATCTGCTCACAGAGGAAGTCTAATTAGAAATGCGGTTACTGGATTAAGATATGATATTTTAGTTGGTAGCAAAGAAGAATCAACCCTTTTCAAGGTAACTGACGCAACCGGATATAATGGAAGAAAAGAACCGCTTACACTTTTTTATGATTCTCCAGAACAATATGAAAAACATCATTTTACAAATGTTTCAACTGTCACAAAGGAACAATGGGTGAAAAAGGCATTATATGTGTAAATTTATTATTATATTTATTTATTTCAATAAAATTAGAGTTATTATTTAATTCTAATTTTATAAAAAACTTATGTAAATTAAAATATATATTTATTTTAAATGTCATACAAAGAAAAAATTATTACACTTTTAAATGAATATTTTCCTGAACCGACATTTACTATTCGCGAATTTTTTCCCAAAGAAGGCGAAATTAAATTCATAATTGGTTCTGGTGAAACAAATTGTTTAGTTGTTTATTTTTTTGAAGATTATATTAAAATTGGATTAATAGAAAAATGTGAAATAAGAGGTAGTGAAACATTACATAAAACCGAACAAATAGGTCTTCGTTTGGATAATATCAATTACATTTGTTTAGAAGATGATGCCAATGTTGAAATTTATCCTAACTCTGATATTGAAATTGATTTAGGTATTTTTAAAATATTAACTAAAGGTAAATCATGGTACAATTCATTAGGTTATGTTTCAGAATTTTATTCTAAAGAAGTTGAAGATAATAAAAAGATTATCGAAATGACAGTATCAAAATTTCAAGAAAAAATAAAACTGTTAACTATTGATGAATTGCCAAAAAAACATACTATTGAATATTATGAAAAACAATTGAAAGAATACAACTCACAATTACCAAACCAAATAAATGAATATATGAAAGGAACAATTCAAAAAAAGATAAGTGATACTGAATCTATAATCGATCATATTGATGATTATCTGAAAGGTCAAATAGATAATTTTTTAAGATCATATGACATAAATCTAAGTAATTTATTACCGCTATTTACTGATATTTTTTCAGATAAATCTATTGATACTATGACAGTAAAGGAGTTTTACAATAAAATAATGGAAATAATTAAAAGAGATGAATCTGACGAGGAAAAAGGAGAATGGTTATCCGATTCTTTGAAGTTTGTTAAAAACTCAAATATTTTAACATATAAACGCGATGATTTGCGAAAATATATACGGGGTAATCGTACTGGTGGAGGTATTATAAAACGAAAACAAAAAAGAAAAACAAAAAAATTCGTTAAAAAAAGACAGAAAAAAACAAAACGATTTGTTAAAAAAAGACAGAAAAAAACAAAACGATTTGTTAAAAAAAGACGGAATAGAACTAAAATTATATAATAAATATATATTAATGTCTTATGTATATTTATTATTAAACTGCTATTTTCAATGTTTAACAGTGTAATTACTTAAATACTTATTTATATAATTTCTTAAATACTTATTTATATAATTTCTGTTTCATCATCTATTATTTCATCCTCAATTTCATTTGCGTTTTCTTTGGTATATTTTTCTAAATATCGATAAATTCTGTTAATATCCAATTTACTTATATTGTAATTTTCAAATAATAAAAGTATTTCATTATCGTTGTATTTATTTTTCAAATCTAAAAAGAAGGCAAACATATCATGATTGTCCATTGAAAGTTCTTGACATAAATTTTGAATAAAAATAGAATTATTATATTCAGTTGAATATTTTGTTAGTACCTTTGTAAATCTAACTTCAGCAGGATTATATTTTGTTTTCTTTTTGTAACCAAATGTATCTTGATATATTTTATTATTTTTAAATGTTTTTATCAGCGAACTCATCTCATTAAATTGCCATATTTGTTTTTGAAATGTTATTCGATCAATATAATCAGCAAAACACATATTATCCAATATATCTAAATAAAATGGAATAGCATCATCTTTTTTTATTTTTCCTAAAACATCAATTATATTTTCGTGCCATAATAATCCAACAATTGTTCTATCTGTTTCATTCATTATTGTTAAATGTTCTTCAATTGGATAGTTATTATTTATTAGTTTTTGAGTTATTTTTCTTGTATCATCATTATATGATTTTGTTAAAAATATATTTTTAATACTATTATCAGTTAATATTTTTTCATTATTTTTTGATAGATCATATATAATATTTATTTTTCTCAAGTCTCCCTGAATATAATTAATTATATTTGTTTTACTTTCTTCTGAATTCAAAGTATTGAAAATAGGAACTATTTTTTCAATAATAGAAATAATTTGTTGTTGTGTTGGCGTTTTTAATTCTACAACATGGCATACTTTCATCAATTCTTTTATTTTTTTATCTATATGATAATTGCCTATACAAATAATTGGATTATATGTTGTTTCTTCTTGTCTTTGTTTTTTCGTTTTTTTTGGTCTTATTATTTTAATTAATGAATTTATTCCACCTTTGTCACCATTATTCATACCGTCGATTTCATCCATAATTATTACTATTCGTTTTACCTTTTTGTAATACATACTTAAAACATTTCTATCAGCCATATTATGTTTTGTAATTGTATCAATTATTGTTTTATTTCTTATATCACCAGCGTCATACTTTATTATATCATAGTCCATTTCTTTAAGTATATTAATTATAAATGTTGTTTTTCCAGATCCGGGTCCTCCATGAATATATAATCCACGTTTTGTTAATAAATTATTTTTATTCAGTTCGAACTCTTGTAATATTGTCTTAACTTTATTTACTTCTTCGCAACGATCCAATAAATTATTAATATTTAGGGTTTCCATCTTATATATCTATTTGTGTTCTTTTTATGTCTATTTTTACTTAATCCTTCTTCTTCAAATAAATCAGACAATAATTTTGTACATTTTATTGATTGATTGTCTTCCGCATAAGACTCTAAAAACATTAAATAATTATTAAATATACATTCTTGATAATAATATTTTTTCATATTCAACCATCTATTATAATTTTCAACTAACAAAAGTTTAAATACAAAATCATTATCTTGTCTTACCATTGAACGTATATAGTTTTCAATATGTTTTATATTTACTAAACTTCTTACAAGATAATGATTTGTTAAATAATTTTGTTTAGTTATAAATATTGTTGCTGATTTAGGAATATATGAATATACAATTTCTTCTAATTCATCTGGTAATGTTTTTATATTCATAAAAAAATCATTCGAGTTATTTGAGAACCTTTTATTTTCAGTATAATTATAAAAATATGTCATTATATAAATATATGTTTAATTAATTTTAATATATTTATATATATTTATTATACTGTTTCTTCAGTTGTTGTTTCGTCACACGGATTATTTACGCCTGAAGTAATACCGTCCCAAGTTACTTTACATGTTTTTGCCCAATTATATTTTTTACATTCTCCATTTTCTCCATTAAATGGATATTCATTGAAATTCTTTGTATTTGGATTTTCTTTGCTTGGTAAATTACATTTTCCTAAACTATGACTATTAAAACATGCTTCACCATTTCCAGACATATCGACCCAAAAATCTGGACAATCACCGACAATTGGAGGCCAATTCTCATTTTCGCTTGATCCGGATAATAAAATACCAACAACAACTAATATAACTATTAGTAATACAGTGGCTATTATTAATACTTTCTTTTGAAACATTTATATATTATATATATACTTTTAAGAAAAGTATAGCAAAAAATAATTAATATACTTTTAAGAAAAGTATAGCAAAAAATAATTAATATACTTTTTAATAAAAGTATAACAAAGAATAATTAATATACTTTTTAATAAAAGTATATTTTCTTAAAAGTATATAATATGAATAGTCATAAAAGTTCTAATGGAAGGATTGATATAATAAATAAAACACAATCTCCTGATTTAAGTAATCTATTTGCTATGTATGATAAGATACCGGCAAATCAATGCGCAACATTTAGAGAACCAACATTAGGTCAATGGGATGAAACTAACTTATCTAAAGCATATTTTTCAACAGAAAATATACAAATAATTCAAAATGGAATAAGATCAGGTGTATATAAAAAATCAAATCAACAATATGTGGTTGCTCCTCAAGATTGCGACTCCCTAAAAATAATTATGAGAAGTGTATTTTTACAACATTCCGCAAACCAAACAGATAATATTTCTCAACAAATAAGCGAACTTAATAAAATTGTATTAGATTATTGTGTATTTAACGTGTATTCTGAAGCGCAAAGTTATATGAAATATTTACACGATGTTAGTACTTTAGCTGTTCCATTGGCAACTCCAATTGTTGAAACATATAAAGATAAAAATAATTATTTAATGCCTAATTGGTTTTAAAAATACGATAAACTAACAAATAAAGGATAAAAAATAATATATATAAAAAATAACTTAGATATATATTATTATACTTATATTTGGACAATTATCCTAAATATTACTTCGCCATTTTTTTCATTTTCGGTTTAATAATTAGTTCTTCTTCATTATCCTTCTCTTCCTTCTCTTCCTTCTCTTCTTCAACAATAATATTTGTTGATTTTTTTATTACTTTTTTAACACCTTTTACAACCTTTTTAATTGACTTTTTCTCAGTTATCTCACCCAATTGTGCTTGTTTTCTTTCATTTTGATACGCTTTATATTCATTTTCAAGTATAGATAATTCTGATAACCACATTTCTTCTATTGTTGTTGTTTTTATACGATCTAATTCATCTTCTTTTATTTGATGTTCTTGTAATAATTTTTCTACATTTTCTTCTGATACTGAATCCATTGGCATTTTTACTAAATATTTGAAATCTTCATCATTTTCAATTCTATCATAACCTTTTGATAAAAGCATATCAATTATTTCTTGTTTCTTCTTTTTTCTTAAATCTATTGTATCTTCTAAATTTTCTTTTATATATCTTGCTTTATTTGATAATATCACTATTTCTTTTTCTAAATTATCTATCATATAATTTTTTCTATACACATAATGTTTAAGTCTTACATCATAATAGTCATCAATAATATCTTCAACATTTTTATATTTCTTTAATTTATCTTCTGAATCAAACAAATTCATATTTGTTGTTGTATTGGTTGAATATAATTTTAATAATTTTTCTATTCCATTACAACCGTAATCATACATTGTCGTTTCTAACTCTTCAAGTTTTCCATTACTAAATGTTATTATAAAATCTATTGTTGTATCTGTATGATTTTCTAAAACATCTTTTATATGAGGAACTATTTTTTTACCTTCTTCATCTTTATCATTTTGTAATTCTGTTAATAATACTTTAAAATTAAATGTCCAAAAACCGACAGGCAATTCTGTTACTCTAATTTTATTTTTATCAATCTTTTCATATTTTCCTTTAAACACAAATTTTATATCTTCATTTTTTTCTATTTTTTCTATTGTACCGGTAAATCCCTCATAATAAGGAAAGAACTCAATCTTTTCTTGTGTGAAGCATAATTTATTTTTTAAATAAGTTATAATAACCAACGGATCATAACACATAATATCAGAACTAAACCCAGTACCAATACCACTTAATCCATTTACCAAAACCATAGGAATTATCGGAACATAAAATTGAGGTTCTACCAATGTTCCATCATCATCTAAATATTTTAATATTTTATCATCTTGTTCTGGAAAAATACATCTTGTTATTTTTTCAAGACGTGTAAATATATATCTTGGACTTGCTGCATCCTTTCCACCTTGAACTCTTGTTCCAAATTGTCCGGATGGAAATAATAAATTAATATTATTTGAACCTATAAAATTTTGTGCCATTCCAATAATAGTTTTATTCAAACTGTCTTCTCCGTGATGATAACAAGAATGTTCTGATACATATCCCGAAAATTGCGCTACTTTAATTTCACTTGTTAAACGCCTTTTAAACGCACTATATAAAATTTTTCTTAAACTTATTTTAAGTCCGTCCATTAAATTTGGAATGTTACGATCACAATCATATTTTGAAAAATGTATTAATTCTGTATCAATAAACTCTTCATACGAAATTAACTTTTTACTTGTATCAGCATAACTATTTCTATCATAAACTGTTTCTAACCACGTTTTTCTATCATCTGCTCTTTTTTTATTAAATACCATATCTATTGAATCATCACTTTTAATACCAGTATGTTCAAAACCAACAAAGTTTTTTTTTCTTATATACTCTCTAAATTCTGTTTTTGACGAAGTACCTAACCCCTTATAATATTTTATATTCCATCCATTTGTGCTATTTTCATTTTTCCATTTTTCATATTCACCTTTATTATAAAATTCCAATTCTTGATTATTTTTTTTTGCTTTTAATACAGGAGTATTCATAAAACCAATAAATCCTGGAATACGAGTTAAACTTGGCCATTCACTATTAAATAAATTTATACAAAGACCTTTAATATGAGAACCGTCTAAATCTTGATCGGTAGCAATTACTATATTACCATATCTCAAATATTTATGAACATCTTCGATTGTATTATATTCTTTACCCGTTTCCAAACCAAGTATTTTTTTTAATTCTTCAATCTCTTTATTATCAGATATCTTTTTTACTTTTTCTCCCCTCACATTCATAATCTTTCCCTTAAGCGGATATATTCCTACCGTATTTTTATCTTCTGATGTTAGTCCGGATGTAAGTGCGGCTGTTGCCGAGTCGCCCTCGCCTAACATAAGAGTACATTCGTTTGATTGATCTGTTCCCGCCCAATTAGCATCATCTAACTTCGGTATACCACGTATTGTTTTACTTTTTGTTCCATCTGTTTTTTTTATTGCTTTATGTTCTTTTAACTCTGTTATTGCGCACGCCGCATCCATTACTCCCATTTTAGCAATCTTTTCTATAAATTTATCACTTACTTCACATTTTGAACCAAATTTTACCATTGGCGTATTCATAAAATCCTTCGTTTGACTATCAAATGCTGGATTTTCAATATCACATCTTATAAATAACATTAATTGTTCTTTTATTGAATTTGGATTTACCTTTATCTTTTTCTTTTTTTCAATATAATCTGATAATTTTCGTATTATTTGATTAAGAATATACTCAACATGTTTACCTCCTTTTGAGGTATAAATACCATTTACATATGATATTTGTATAAACTCGTTTGTTGGTGTTAACGCAACCGCATATTCCCATCGTTCATTTGCTCCTTCATATACTCGAGGAGATACTGATTTTTCACCAATATATAAATTAATATATTGTTCAAAGTTTTTTATAGGAATTATTGATGAATTATACTTTACCTTTATTGACTTGTCAGTTATTGCTGAAATATCATAAACTCTTTTTTTTAAAAGTGCGATAATATCTGGTGTTAATGCAGAACTACCTTCAGTTAACACCGTAATACCTAATCGCTTATAATCAGGTTTAAATGTTATTTTTGTATAAGGTTTACTTTTTGATGCTTTAGTTATTTTTGGAGGACATATTACATCAAGATTATCTTTAAATTCTTGAGTATATTTTAATCCTCGAATATGATCAACTGTTTCAACTGAACCATATGTAGACCATATCAAAACAAGTTTAAAACCAAAACCGTTTTTTCCGCCCACTATTTTTTTTTCATCTTTATTATAATTTGTTGAAGTTCTCAAATGTCCAAATATTAATTCAGGAACCCAAGTCTTATATTCAGGATGTTCTATTACATCAATCCCATTACCATCATTTATCATAACAATAGTACCGTCTTCTTGAATTGTAATATCTATATAAGTAACTGGTAATGAATTATCAACCTTCGCATCAACCTTTGATTGCATTCGAACAACATGATCCCGACAATTTACAATACCTTCATCAAATAATTTAAATAATCCCGGAACAAAACTGATATTTTTTTCTATTATTTTGTCACTTGTCTCATTCATAATCCACATATTTGTATCCACTGTTTCAACCGATCCAATATATGTATCTGGATTATCTAAAATATGTTGCTTATCTGTTTTTTGTTGAACATCAAAATATAATTCGGTTACTTCGTTATTCGTATTCATTCTATCGATATATAACTTACATAATTGTTTTTATATTATTTCAATTTTATTTCAATTTTATTTTATTCAATAACATAAAATCGTATACCCCTCCCTATAATGTTTTATCAATTACCACATTTTTTGCTAAATTACTTATAATTTTGTTAATATTTTTATTTGTTTCTTCTTTTGTTAGTCCGCACATTGAATTACTAACAATTTTTAAATATAAGTTATTCTTTTTTGAATCTGATTTTACACAATCAGGATGTTCTTTTCTCCATTCATTTATATTTTTAATATTTTCATTGGCTATTGTTTTTATTGCTTTTGTTAGTATGGGTTTATCTTTTTCTTCTCTTGTCCATTCATTATTATCCTTTATATAAATAACTTCTCTTTTTTGATCTGAACAATGAAATGGTCTATCGTGTATGTTCAATGAATTTAAATTTGTTAGTATTATATTAGAAACACCTTCAACATACCCAAGTCTTCCAGTTGCTTCTAAATCGGCAAGTTGTGGTTTAATTGAACTAACAAATTCATCAATATTCATTGCGTTTTTACACGTCTCATTTAAAAAAACTTGTAAATTAAATGTCTTATTGTGTGAGTTTATATTTGTGTTGTTTGTATTTATATTTGTATTGTTAGTTCCATTCTTTAATGCGTCCATCAATTGACTATTTTGTTTAACTAACATCACAATAAGTTCTTTATCCGTTATCACGCTTTCCTTTATTTTGTCATTTTCTTCCGAACACTTCTTTTTGTGTTTCCACAGACCATTGCGAGATTTATATATCATTGAGCAGGTTTTACACGTATATTCGTGTTGCCGGATAACCGATTTTTCTGTTAGCAAATCGTCACCTAATAGGCAATTTTGGTGTTTCAGTGTTAAAATATGTTCACTATAGTGACTTTTTTTGCTTGTAAAGAAGTTACATTTTTTACATTCGTATTTTTTATTTAAAAATGCCGGAGATTTGTCACCTAAAGTTTCCATATATTGATAAAATAAGATATTTCTAAATGGTTTTCAAAAATATTGTTAAAAAAGTATCGTCACAAATAAAACGAGTTAAAAGTGGTTTTGTGAGCATTATGGTCACAAGTGATCCTCGGTGTGTTTTTTCGGGAAGACCCCTTGCCTTTTCCAATTTTGGACATTTATAAATGTCCATTTTTCAAAACCCAATTGGCTTTTTGGAAAATTTTACGAATCCAATATAATATATTAAAACTACTTAAAGAGAATTATCTGGTTTTTCTTTAAGTCACTTTGGAATAATATATATTGAAACCACTTAAAGAGAATTTTCTGGTTTTTCTTTAAGTCACTTTGGAATAATATATATTGAAACCACTTAAAGAGAATTTTCTGGTTTTTCTTTAAGTCACTTTGGAATTATATAACACTTTACTTAATAATCGCCAAATAATTATATCAGTTTATATTATTTATGACAAGATACAATACCAATGGGTTCGCACCCGGACGTAAAAGTAATTTACGATTATTTATGAATCAAGCGTATATTCAACAATTTTATCGAGCATTTAACGCAAATCAAACGTTTCAAAATATCAATAATGCTGATGATATAACTCAAGGAACATTGTGTGGATGTATTCAACCACAAGCTAACAAGGTAAAACAAGGATGGAATGACCCATCACAAACTGAAAATAAACGCATTTCACAAATACTTACTGGAACTTTAGGAGGAAAAACCACTTTTGGAAATTTTTATAAACCTGTTACAATTAACTATCTTGGTGGATGGGAAGGTCAACCTGGAGGTTTACCACGACCATTAAGAAACCGATTTTAAACGCGTTTTAATTATTATTTAGATTAATTTATTTTTTTTTCTTTGATTATTTTATAATGACTAGTCAAACTATTGGTTCTCGTCGTCAAGTTTGGAATGGAACTGCTAAAAAAACATCAGGAGGTCTTACAAAATCTGATTTAATTATGAACAAACACCATAGAATTGTATCTAAGAATAAAAGTATTAGTTCTAAAAAACATAATCGCTTATTAGAACACGGATACGGAACCAAAAAAGGGAAATTTGGGTTTGTTAAAATTGGATCAAAATCGTCAACTAAAAAACATCGCAAAAGAGGTAAAAAAATGAGAGGAGGTTATAATGGATTAAATCCTGCTGATGTAAATGGATCTTATATGATTGATAATGTTAACGCCCAAAATTTTAGTCCATTAGATCGTGCTCTTGTGGGTGGTCGTGGTCGCAGTCGCAGTGTAGGAATGGCGGGTGGTTCTAAAATTGGTCTCTCATTAGATAATCCTGGAAATGCCAATTGGAATGGTGATAATCTCGTTGGAGGTCGCAGACGTAGACGTAGTCGTAGCCGCAGAATGAGAGGCGGAACTACAAGTCATCGTTTAGATCCAGCCAATTATGAAGGTAGCAATCCTTTAAATAGAGTTCTTGGCGCTGCTTCTTAAAGATATTGTCTTATAAAATAATTTATATACTTTATAAATTATTTTTTACTATTTTAATTATTTAACCATTCTGAACTAACAAACTTATCAAATTTTATATATATTGTTAGTTCTGTTAATATATACTTTTCAAAAAATTGTTTAGAAACAATAGGATATGTTTTTTTATCTACCGTAGACTTTGCATTATAATATATTTTATATGATTGATACAAGTCATCAAAACTTATTAAATTATCTGAACTTATTATTGTGTTTGTTACAGAATCAACCTTATAATGTAATAAAAAATGTTGAATATCATCTTGTTTACACCATAAATTACATTTTATGTTTGTAATATACTTATTATCAATTACTTCAACTTGCGGAGAAAAATAATGACAAATCATATTAATCATATTCATATCTGACATTTGATTATTTTTTTTATCATAATTTTTATACAATGTGGTTAATTCATCGATTTCATATTCATCATCATAATTTGAATCATTTGTTATTACAATATGTTTATCCCAAAAAGACAAAAATGTACTAACACTCGGTAAATATTTACTGGTAATATTGGTAAATATTATATTTGTTGAATCTATTTTATATTTAAGTGTACTCATTAATAAAAACTGTAATTGTTGAGAATAAATCATATTAGGAATATTTGTATGTGACAAATATAGTTTCCATATATAATGCATATTTTTCCAAGATATTTCACATTCTTCTATACCTTTTAAACTAACAACTTCAACACATTGTTCAATAAAATTATTTATTATTGTTTTTAATGGATTTTCAACAAAATAAAGAACATTGTTAGTTATATTGTTTTCATCTTTTGTATTTTGTATTCTTGTAATATAGTTATCAGAGTTACCATATCTTTCCGAATAATGACTAGCCACACATAAAATATCTATACCAATTGTATTTAACACATTTTTAATAATATCACTCGATAATGAATTTGTTGATTCATTTATTTTAATCAAACGATATAAATTTAATTTATGACTATCATGATATTTTGTAATAAAATTACTCATAATTGAATTACCAGTTGTTATATAAACAATAGAATCAATTTGTATTATAAATTTTTTAAGCGTTGAACTAACAAAATATAATAAACAATCATTTTTTTTTAAAATACAATCACCAATAACAGTTAAAAAATATTTCGCATCTGTTTTATATTTAAAAATAGTTTGTAAAAATCCAAGAACATTTTGGATAGTATATGTTTCAGGAGTTGATTTTAATAATGATCTTTCTTTGATTTTTTTAATTATATTTTGTTTTGTTTTATGCTTCCATTGTATTAATTTACCTTCATCTGTTATCGTTGATAGCAATCTATAATGTATATCATCATCTTTCACAATCTTATAAGTTTTTCCATCATATTCATAATAAATACTATTATATGGCATATAATAATACTGATGCTTACTTAAGAATACTTTATAAAAATTATCTTGTTCATTTGTTAGTTCATTAAATCTACTAACACGTTCATCATATTTTTTATTTTCACGATCTAAAATATCAGGCAAATCTGATAAATGTGTTTCTAATCTTTGAATCATATAAGGATTATTATTATATTTTATTTTCAGTTCACTGATCATGTGAACAATTTCGTTTATTTTTGTTTCTTCCATTACTACAATTATTTTGTTAGTCTTTAAGTTACTTTTATATAATATATTATATAATTATGAAAACACGAAAAAAAATACACAAATCCAAAAAGACAAGTTTGAGATATTTACCAAAAAGATTATCATCAAAAGACAAAAAAAAACAGTCTAATATGTTAGTTAAATCAAAAAAAATGTATTTAAAAGGTAAATATTATACACGTAAACCAGTTAAATCATTTAAATCAAAAACATCATCTCATATTTTAAACGCTACTAAAATGTATAATGTTGAAAAAATTGGAGCAACAAATGAATTAGCCAAAAAAACAGGTTGTTCAAAATCAGCTTTATCGAAAATTATTAATAAAGGTGCTGGCGCTTATTACTCGTCAGGATCACGACCAAATCAAACCGCACAATCGTGGGGCATAGCGCGATTAGCAAGCGCTTTAACATCGGGAAAAGCCGGTGCAATTGATTACGATATCTTAAATAAAGGATGTAAACCAGGTTCAAAAGGATTTAAAGCTGCTCAAAAAGCGCGTAAAATTCACGGATTTGGAAAACGAAAAGTACCTAAAGTTAATTTATTTACATAATAATATTTTTTAAACATAAGTATTTAAAGAATTGTATTTAAATGTATTTATAATGTCTCAATTTATCAATATAAACGCATTTACAAGTAATAATGTTTTAACTATAAAAACCGTTCAAATTGCTCCATTTCGTACCTTAATGACTGCGCTTAAAGATATTCTTTTAGAAACTAACATTTCTTTTCAACCCGACGGAATAAGAATTATTAATATGGATAAATCTCACACTATTTTAGTACATCTTTATTTAGCAGCTTCGAATTTTGAATTTTATGAATGTAAAAAAGAAAAAATTATTATTGGTGTCAATATGTTTCATTTATTTAAATTAATTAATTCTATTGATAATGATGATACATTAACGATTTATATCGAAAATAATGATTATTTTGAAGGAATTGTTTCTCATTTAGCAATCAAATTTGAAAATGGAGATATTAAACAATGTAAAACACAAAAACTTAAATTAATCGAACCCGAACAAGATGAATTAGAAGTCCCTGATGTTAAATTTTCCTCTATTATCAATCTCCCGTCTGCTGATTTTCAGAAAATTATTAGAGATTTGTCTGGTCTTTCTGATAAAATCGAAATTAAGTCTGTTGGAAATGAACTTATTTTTAAATGTCAAGGACAATTTGCGTCAGTTGAATTACATAGAGCTGAAGCAGATGAATCAATGAAATTTATTCAAAAACAAGATTCTTCCAAAGTTATTCAGGGCGAATTTTCTCTTAAAAATCTTGGATATTTTATTAAATGTACTAATTTATGTCAAAAAATAGAAGTTTATTTGGAGAACGATTTGCCTCTCGTTGTTAAATATAATGTGGCAAGTTTGGGATCGATAACACTCTGTTTAGTACCATTGCCCTCTACCTAAGTTCCTACAACCTACTTAGTAGTATAGTCTACCTAAGTTGATATGTCCTAAGTTGATATATTCTAATAGCATTACCAAATACATAAATTATATTTTTTATATCAAATAAAATTGAAATAAAAAATGGTCAAATATAAATTAATAATAATTACAATATGCCTACTCGATATTTATTTGAAGAAGTAGTTACTATTTTTAAATCCAATGAATGTGTTTTATTGGATACAACATATACAAATCAGTTACATAAGTTAAACTACATTGCAACATGTGGGCACACAAACAGTGTATCATTAAAAATGTTTTTAAGAGGTAATGGAATAAAATGTAAATCATGTGCTTTAAATTTGCTTACATTTCAAACTATTATAAAAGAACTTTCAGAAAAAGGATGTAATATAGCAATGACAGAAGAAGAATTTAATACCATTTATGATGAAAAAAACAAAGTAAATGTTGAAAGCAAGATTTGTTATATTGCTTCATGTGGACATAGTAATACAGTTCGTTGGTCAAATTTTGTTTCTTTGAATCAAGGAATTCAATGTCCTTCATGTGTAAATAGAATTAATGGAGAGAAATTAAAAACACTCAGAAGTGGAGAAAATAAAAATAGTTCAATTGAACAAGAATATAAATGTATCCAATATTTTATAGAAATTGTTAATCAATATTTTCAAGTAAAAAAAACATTTGATGGTTGTAGAGCTGATATTGCTTTAAGACCAATAGATTATATGGAAGACTTATGGTTAGGAATTCAAGTAAAAAGTACATGTAAAAAAGGTAATAGAGGAGAATATGATTTTAAATTAAATGGTAAAAATTATGATAATTATTTAATATTATGTATTTGTTTGGAAGATAAAAAAATGTGGTTAATTCCTTATGAAGATGTTAAAGGAAAAAAAGGAATTAAAATATCAATAAAATCAAAATATAATCATTATGAAGTAACTATTGATAATATAACTAATAAATTAATGTATTTTTATGAAAATATGCCAAATTTTCAATTTGATATATTAAATATTCCTACAAGTGACACACAAAAACAAGAACAACAATATAGAAAATTAAGAGAGGAAAAACTAAATTTTATTCCATTTATTTATCCTGATTTTGAAGGAACAGTATGTGATTTTAAAATAGGAGATAAAATGGTTCAAGAAAAAGTTGGATTTATTTGTAAAAATAATCCTAATTCATTTGGATTTACTCTAAATAAAAGTAATGGTAAAAAATATAATTGTTCTTATAAAATAGGAGATAATGATTTCTATTGGCTACACTGTAAAAATACAAACCGATTTTATGTGATACCTGAAACAATTCTTATTGAAAAAGGGTTTATTGGAGACAATTGTAAAGAACATTTATATATTTCTCCAACTAACATAAAGACAAAATGGACAGATAAATATTTATTTAATTATGACAATATTGATAAAGAAGATTTGTTACAATTATTACAAAATTAGAAACAAATTGAAGATAATTTTTTATTTAATTTGTTTTATAATTATAAATTAAATAAAAACAAAAAAATCAAATAAATTCAATAATAATTGATAATATATGATTAAAGATGTATAAAAAACCAACTAATTTTCAAGAAAAAAAGTTAACTTATTGAATGACATTATCCAAGTTATTTTAATTTTTTATTTTGTCCAAATGTGGATAAATATTTTGAACATAATCTTGTTGAAACTCTATTCAAAATATTTGATTGATATTCTAATTCGTCTTTTGTATAAGCAATATACAATTCAGCATCTTTAAGTTTATAAGATAAATTATTAACTTTGTGTCGTAATGAAGTTATTATTTTTTTATAATCTTCTATATTAATATCGTCATCATTTTTATTTAAGTCCGCATCTGGAAATATTTCGTGTCCAATAATATTTTGATTAACATTTTGCGCATCGTTTTTAAAATTTATCATTACTAACAAATATAAATTTATATTGAATGAATAATCATTTGTATTCAATTTATTTAAAATATATTCAAAAGGATTTATGTTAGTAGATACGGCGTTTAAGTTATAAAATCCGTAGGGAAGTGTCAAATTATCATCATCACATTTAATTAAAAAGTGTCTATTTGTTTTATTTTCTAAAACAATAATTTCATCATTTGACGCTTTAATAACTGATAATTCCATATTGTATTGTATTGTATATAATAATATAAATATGTATTAAATTATTTCAATTTTTTTTATTTATTATATCAATTTTATAATATATATTTTTTTCAAAGTATATTATAATGTCTAGTCATTTAAATTATTTAGGTGCTAAGAAATGTTGTGCAACCAATTTAGCAAAAACAGTTATGGGACCTCAAGGCGCTCAAGGAGCGGGGGGTCCAATAGGTCCGTTTGGAAATCAAGGAACAACTGGTCCGGCAGGTGGACCACAAGGAGCAACTGGTTCGCAAGGTGCAACAGGTTTTCAAGGAGCAACGGGATCTCAAGGTGCTATAGGAACTGGAGGCGTATTAGGTTATTGGGGGTCATTTTGGTCTACGCAAACACAAACAAATGCTAATCCGGCGAAAGCAATGACATTAAATAATACTGATCCAAATAGTTATGGTATAAGTATTGTTTCTGGATCACAAATAACATTTACAAATGAAGGTGTTTATAATATACAATTTTCAGCGCAAATTCAAGATACAACAAGCGGAGGTAGTGCGAATATTGTGCAAATATGGTTTGTTAAAAATGGAATATCCATTCCGGATTCAAATACAAAATTAAGCACTGACAATCAAAATTCGTTTGTTGTTGCTTCTTGGAATTTTATGTTAAAACTTAATGCTGGTGATCACATAGAAATATATTGGTATTCAGCAGATACTGGTATGCAACTAACAAATAATACGTCAGTTGCCGGACCAAATGTGCCATCAGTTATTATCACTGCGCAACAAGTAATGTATACACAAGTAGGTGTAACTGGATCACAAGGCGCAACAGGAACACAAGGCGCAACGGGTTCACAAGGATCAACAGGAACACAAGGCGCAACAGGAACACAAGGCGCAACGGGTTCACAAGGATCAACAGGAACACAAGGCGCAACGGGTT